ACCCGCCAACCTCGCCGGCAAGACGCAAGCTGAGATTATCCAACTGGCTAGCGACTACCTCCAAGTTCGCGAGACTGCCGCTAAGCAGATGCCCACACTAATTACAATCCTTGACCACCTCGCCGATCCTTCCAGCGTACAAGAGGCTACAGACTGGTTTACCGCTAAATCTTGGCTGCATTCCAATGGCTACAGCCTGAAAATGAACCCACGACAAAAGCGGCACTTCTACCGCGCGATCGCTGATTGCCACCGTTTCCTCACCATTGCTCAACCACAGAAGCACTCTGGCATCAACTATTACAACAACCTCCACCACATTCTGTTCGCAGCCTGTGCTGACAACACAGTCAAGCTGGTACGTCCCACTATCCCTTTTGTCTAACCCCCTATCCCGCACCCCAACTACCCACCGCCCCCACACCGGGGCTTTTTGTTGCCTAAAGCCCCCTGCCAATGTACAAGCGATCTTACCTGCTGAGCTTGACATCCTACGTCCGGGTCGCAGACAATAGGAGTATCATCCAAATCGGTTGTACAAAAGACTTTTGAGGTTCTGGTTATGGTTTCCGAAGTTTCCCTACAAAACTTAATCCCAATGCCCTCCCGATGGGGTGTAGCCACAAAGGCGATCCGAGTGCCACTGGAGTTTTTGGAGGATATTTACGCTTTAGTTGAGGAAAAAGTGGCTCAACTAAAAGAAGCTTGTGCAAGTGCCGTTCAGGCTGAGGTAGTGCAAGAGGTAGTGCAAGAGCTAGGGCAAGTTGAGCCAGTGCCAAATGAAGTGGATTTATTGGCGATTCACGAGCAAGAAAAGCAATCAAAAACTCGCCAGCAAGCTAAACTCGAACGCCGGAAAGCAGCAGCCAAAAAAAATGCTGCTGTAACCTTCACCGACGTAAGAATAGAAACAAACGACGAAATAATTGAAGATGCTAAATATCGATATTCTTTGAAATTAGCCACAGACAAGCATCAGGAAATGGTAGAGTTTCTCGCTAAGATTGAGAAAGAATCCGGCAAAGAAAAAAGAAACAGCTACATCCAGCAGCTTATGTATTTCCCGTGGCTTTCCCATTTAAGTGATGGCTTGGATTGGCAGTGGCATACGTGCGACGGAATCCCGCTCAAAGAAGAGTGTGAGAAGTATTTTGACAACTGGATTCTCACCACAGAATTCATGCAAGATGAGATGGATTTTGTGAATTTAATCACCGAATTGCTTCAGACTTACAATGAGGCTTCATTGGCAATTGATGCTTATATCCTTGACTGGAAAGGCACTGATAAAGAGTTAATTAAGCAATTAGATAGATTCAGAAAGCAATACTATTAAACCGCCTTGTGGCGGTCGTTTGGTGTCGCAAATATACTTTACCTTGTTACAAAAGGATTTAACCCTTTATTGTGTTTGGCTAGTAATTCTCGATTTTCTTTAATCCAAGTATTGGCTTTGTTATTGCCAATTTTGCAAAGCTTTGCCACTACCGTTTGCCCAACATATACTCGCCGATTGCCTACATTTTGCTCCATAAATTGAAGCATTGTTTGAGTAATGCGATCGCCCTCTTCAACTGGCTTGCTTTCCATAATCCGCTGCACTTGGGCCTCTATTTTTTCAACCGAGGGAATGCCCTCTGGCGTGCGGTGAAATAGGGGAATCTCATCAGCCCCTAAAGTAATTATTTTGGTTAGCCCCGATCGATTGGATTTATCCCAAATATAGATCCAGGTTGGGCATTGGTCGGTTGCCCAAGTACCATTTTTACCCTTGCGGTAACAATACCGGGGAACGCTGATAGCAAGTGTGGGCGGGTGCGCTTTGAGGAAGTCGCGGCGATCGTCGCACCCCTCAATCCAGTTTTGTCGCAGTATCATGACAATCCCCTTTTTAGCATGGGAATAGGCATTTTTGACTATGGGTGCGCTCATATCGGCGTAAGGCGGATTAGTGACAATCCAATTAGCGGGCGGTAGCTGCTGCCAACTTTCCGGCAGTCTCGCATCACTGTGGTGATCCGCTGGTTTAGCGGGGTCAATGTCGTTTGTCCAGATTTTGAAGTTAGCCATTTGGAGGATTGACGCGATCGCCCCGTGACCGACACAGCACTCTCCGATCGTTCCCGACAGCGGTACGTTAGCTAGAGTGAGCAAGGTTAGCCACGGTGGAGTTTCGTAAAAATCGAACTCGTGGCGAGACGCGATTTGTGGTATAATCGCATCAATATTTTTTGAGGGCGCGGTTGCGTCCACATTTTCGATTGGGCATTCTTTTTCCAATTTTGCACGCACCTCTTCATGACGCCCGCTGATATCAGCGGTAATTGCGGGGCTGCTGTCAATTTTTACTAACTTAATTGCAGTCGCAACAACAGGGACAAATTTGTGATCGACAACCTCAAGAAATGGCGGCATCTCCCACTGCCAAAGCCCCTGCATCCCTCTCGCGGCTACAGGCTCGATTGTCCGCACATTTTCCAATCTCCAAGCCCAACGCCCAACCGACCAATCGCCACACATCCGCTCTGTGTCGGATTGAGCTGCAATAAATGCTGCATCCATCTGCACGCAATCCGCCAAATCCGCGATCGCAACTATTGCACCGCGCGGCACTTTAGATGCAGGGATGCCAAGTAATTTGAGCAAACGCGGATCTTCCTCAATTTTTTTAGCAGCGTGAATTGCGATCGGGCCTCTGTATTTTGTAGGCCACGATCTAGTTTCAAAACATTTATGCCCGCTGGCTATTAGTGAAGCCCAAGGCTGATGCAGGCTAATTGCTGTAATTTGCTGCTGATTCTCAATTGCTGACTTTTGGCTAGCTGGCAACTCATCCACTCTGGCCACCAACCTATTTAATCCCTGCGACCATCCTGACCAATGTTTGCCACCATCATTTTTGAGGAAATAATCGTAGCCGACTCCATTCTCAGGCTCTCTGAGATCAGCGACAATCGCGGGTAGATCGCACCACAGAACCCGATCGCCAATTTCAAAAACAGGGACTTGCTCTGCGACTACTTCTTCCTTTTCCCACTTTTCAACTACTGCCTCAACCTCTCTTAAATCCGCCACAAAATCAGATTTAGACTTAACTGCATACCGCGAATAATTAAGCGCGGGAATGTTGCCTACACTCAATTTATGCCCTAATATTTCGCTGCGGTACAACAACGAATACTTAGAATCATTTTTGTATTTTGACTCGACAATTGTCACCCATGCAGCGCGTAAGTCGCTGCAAGTAGGTACGTTTTTTTCGACTGGAATCCACGCCAAAATGGGTGCAATTCCTAACCGATTGATTTGGATTCTGATATTATCGGCCTCTTTCCCCTCTGCAAATTCACCCGCCTCAACTCTGGCGAGATGATTCTTGATTTGACATGACTCCCTAAATTTCTCCAGCTTCTCAACAAACAACTTAGGGCTGCACCTAATTAGCGGGATGTAATAATCCTCAAAAACCTCATCCCTTTTCTTGGCTTGACCCCCAAACTTTAACCCCTCACCATCTACCTCCTCAAACTCGCCACTAATTACAATTTCGATCGGACGGCGACCGCTAGCAGCAATCAAGCCCGCTCCAATTTCCCAAACTTGCTCTGAGGCGAGTAATTTGCCGACACATTGCTCGTATAGATCGGCATCAATTGGCTTCTGATCGGCTAAACTTTCAACTACTTTTTGACTGGCTTTTTGATTGATTTCAGCCCAATTAGTGTCAGCAATCCCCGTGTACTTGTAGTAGAGATGACGCAGCCACTGGCTACCATCTGGTTTGATTTGATAAAATCCTGTTGTGCCTTCTGTAGCTGGCAATTCTTTGACCAACTTGCTGTACGGGGCAAGCTTGTTGCTCCGGGATTTTGGGCTGTATTCTCGCCCCTTAACAAACAACCACACACACAGCAAAAAGCACAATTCTTGAATCGCCACCGCATCATTTAATTTAGCCAGTGCATCCGCAAACTCTTGAGGATTAGCAAGGTTAATTGGTGCTGGTGCTGGTGCTGGTGCTGGTGCGCTAGCTTTGATGGCTGCGTATTCCTCCAAAGTAATCAGATCGGAAAGCTTTGCCCAAAAGCTTTCACCAGTACAAAACGACACCCGAAGCGATTTAGATTTTTGCGAAATTTGGTTACGAGCGCAAGTGACAGGCATATATTCGCCGTCAACTTTCAATACTAATTTGTCGTTAAATTTAAACATGATAGACCTCAAGTTGAATAAACTACCTTTATCCTAACATACTGGGATAAGGGTAGTCAATCAGGAAAAAACTAAGCTCAGGTGCATTTATTATTAATTAAAATTCGATCCATTCAAACTCAATTCGTCCGTCGCGACCATCGCCTCGGCCGGGTGGCTGATCGTCGATACAGCCGATCAATTCGCCATTTTCCCAAATCTCATTATCGCAATCGTATGCGATAGGATCATTAAGTAGAATGCGATCGTGAATACGCTGAATGTGATTAGGGATCTCTGCAAGAATCGCATTAATGTAGCGATTCTTTTTCGTCGAAGACCAGCGAGAATCAATCCATTTACCCGCGCTAGATAGCACCTGAACCACGGGATGGCCGTAAAGGCTGATGACCTCAAATTGACGTTTTTCTCCATCCACCGTAATTGTGCCACGATGATCATCGTGCCACCAAAACTCAGTTTTGGGCGGGGCGATCACGGCATCGATCCGATTAATCAAGCTCCGGATTTCTGCCATTTGATTGCTCAAAGTAGCTTGCACCGATGCCAGCAACTTTTGGGTAGCGGCTAGCTGCTCTTCGAGTTCGCGGTGGGCTTCAGAATCACCTTGGTACACGGCCACTTGTGCAGCATCGGCAACTGCATCAATGTCGGCGGTGAGTTCGGCAACCAACTCATCAGCGACAGATTGAATCTTTGCTACTTGGCTATTGAGTACCGCATCCGCCCAACTAGCCCGCTTCCGCAGGTCGGCAGTGGGTACAGCGCCGATTTTGCGGGCGATCGCTTTGATTTCAACCAGAGATAGAGACGAAAGAGTTTCGACAGTGTAAAATGGGTTCATGATAATGATCCTTTGGTGGGTTTGTTATTGATACGCCGCTTGGCCTGATAACTTAGCGGCGTATATCTTAGTATACAGCCTTATCCCAAGACTTCAGGATAAGGTTGTGATTAATATTCTAGGAGTTTGAGCGCTACTGAGATAAGCAGCGCTAATTGGTGTGGGGATTTAGGTATTTTGATAGTGAGAGGCTACCAAATCGTCGATCAATCGCTTGTAGATTGGATCTGTCGGCAAGTAGCCCATACTCCTCAAACTCTCCACAAGATTGACAATCCGAATGTCGATTGGTGGTAGTTGCTGTTTTTGTGGCTGCGGTGGTGTTGGTTTGGGTTTGGCGATCGCCTCACTGTCAATCTTGAATCCAGCCAACTGGTGCATATATACTGTTGCACCAGCCGTTCCCATTGCTTCGGCTAGTTCGGGATTGTCTTTGATAGCCCATTTAAAAACTAGGCTTGCAGGGATTAAGTTGTAGGTCTTTAAACCTTTTACTGTCTGGAGTTCAGCCGTTTTAAGTCCATATTGGTTGTAGGTATTGCAGCGTTTATTTATAGCCTGCTGACTCAATCCACTCATGCGGGCATAGCCGGATTGTGTTGCCCATGCCTCACCGGTTTTGCGATCAATTATCAACTCGATCCCATCTCGATCGAACCGCTCCAAATTTTCATTCGCTAGCGGTTCCGCAATCGGCACAATCTCAGCTTTCTTGTGGAACTGACTCAAGTCGATCGGCTGTTGCAAAAACCCGAACAAGTCGCCATCAACTGCTTTGGCCAACTCAGGGTTGTCCTTGGCTAGCCACTCGCAAGCCAAATCGCTAGGGATGAGATTGCAAGGCCGATAGCCGCGACCGGGTACTTTGAGATCCTTTGTCTCTTTGACTTTGCCTGCAAGCATGGCCCTGATAGTCCGCTCCGAGATGGTTTGCTTTGGTTTACCGCTGAGCTTGATGTAGCCGTTGAGCGTAATGAAAATTTCGCCACGCTTGCTTAGCGCCAATTGAATGCCGTTTTTGATGGAAAGTGTTAGATTGTTCATGTCGCCTATGTACAGTAGGTTGACTGCCGACGGTGAGGGGTGTTTGCTGCACCCTGTCGGCTAATACTCCTATTATACACCATATCCAAACAAAAACCGCCCAATTAACGGGCGGTTTTGCTATTACCAAATCTGGCTAAAACGGAATTGGATCGAAGTCCTCATCTTCCTTATTGGCTAATTCAAACTTTCTAGGATGATGGCTGCACAACTTGATAGGGCGCTTCTGGAATGGCAATCCAACGTAATCACGCCACGGCTGCGAGGGGAATATCCAAATAGGAAACTTGATCGAAATACTTTCAGCCACAACAATAAACAGGAATAGAATATTAGCCTGTGTCCAGTGGTAGTTATCTCTAACAAGTGCCACTGATACAATCCGCTCTGCAAATAATTGATTTAGCACCGCCCATACTTCCCGCCAATTTGTAAGCGAAGGATCGCAATGCAGCACCCTGGTTTCGTAGCAAACCGGATCGATTAGATGGGTGCGACGCTGATACAAATCATGCAACAACATCACGTCATTCAGGCAGTAATCAATCACCTCCTGCCTCTTCCCCGCTTCCCACAAGACCGGGACATTTGCCCCGCGACCTGTTTTTTCGCGCCCTAAATTGCGCTTAACCAGTTGTGCCAGATTATACCCTGGTGTACAAGGGCCGCTGATAGGCTCACCCGCAGCGCGTCGCACTTCCACCATCAAATCGTAGGTAGTTTCGATGTGGATGCCGTGGGCTTTGCACAAAAGATCGTCAAACGCGATCGAGTTAAATCCGACAATTTCCTCAGCTTGGTTAGCTAACTCCTGAAAGCGATCGAACCCCTCATCGCACGTAAAAGCTTGCAGCCGCTGATCTTTGGGTAGCCACGAGACATGACAGCCAATTACCGAGATACCCAGATAGGTGTAGTTTTGCCAGTCCGATCCGCTGCGGATCGGATTAATAATTTCGCAGTCGTAGAATAGTGTGCGTTTCATGGCTTAATCTCCTGTATTGCTGAGTTGGTAAGGTGTGTGGTGTTTTTGTGATTTTGACGATCGGAAAATGATGATCGTCATACATCAAGTCTTGTGTGATAAGGGTTTTAGCCAAAATTGGACGCTTATCGGGTAAAAAAAGTGATCAATGACGATCATAAAAAACGATGATCAGTATGGCTTGTTTTAACGTCGGAATCAGGGTTGCGACGTTTTCGTAAAAAACAATGATCATCACTGCGTTTTATGATCATTGTTTTTTAGAGAGCAAAGGGTTCAAACCTTTGCTGTGTAAGACTTGACGTATGATGATCATCATTTTCGGCGTTTTATGATCATCATTTTTTTTATGATCATCACTTGTTTCAGCGAGTTAGTGAAACCCTGAAAACCTTTCTACAAAAGGCTTTGCCGCAGATATATCTCAAATCGCCATTAGCGTATGGCGATTTGAGATGAACAATTGTGCTACCGCAATGGGTGCAACATTGAGTAATAGCAGTGTCCGGCTTTGTTGCTACAGCCCAGTGCGGGGAAGTGACCCGCGCCTCGGTAGGGAATCGCAACCCCTCAAGCGATAGGGAACTGTAAGGGGGTAGCTGCATAAAGAAAGGTTCGCAGGCAGGCGACACCACAAAGGCAATGCGGTAAGCTTCGGGGCTGACCTTTTTGGCTTGACCGACAGCAGGGCGGGACATCAAGCCCTCTTCCTGATTGAGTTGTTCGCACAATTCATTAAGCTGTGTGAGTTTCTCCAAAAGCTCAGCGCGGTTTTTGAAAGGTGTTGCTTGCAAATAGGCGTAAGCTTGTTCAGAAGTGTAAATTCTGACCGCATTTTGAAAGTCCTCTTTCATTAACTTGGTTGCATTTCCCGTGCGTTTCTTGCTGTTTTCCTCTTCACCTTTGCTTTTTTTCCCACCCCCGCCAGACAATCCAGACACGTTGTTACCCTGACCCGCGCTGACAAAACCCATATTTACGTGGTCAGACAACTGGTACATATCTTTGATAAATGTGCCAATCTCCTCATACTCGCGGGCTGTAGCGTTGTCTTCATCCACAGCCAAAAGCAAGAAATCCTTGCCCTTGACTGATGGTAGATTATTACGCCTCGCCTGAAATTCAGCATGGAAATCCTCAAAAACCTCTACGATTTTGGCATTCGCATCGGTTCCTGGCTGGATGATTCCGGGGATTTTGAACCAATCTTTTTCGCTACCGGGAATCGGATTGAGTAGCCAAATTACGCCATTATTTGCCTTGGCTAGCTCGATCGCCACCATTTCCAAAATCGGCGATTTGCCGCCAGTTGACCCCGCACACACTCGCACGCGGGTCACAAATTTTTGCCGAACTACTTCGCTAAACTGATCGGCGGCAAAACACCCCAGATCGATAAATTTTTGGCGGTGTATGTCCTGTTTTTCGATCGGGACATACGATCCGCCGTTGCTTTGCTGCGAGGGCTTTTCAGCCTTTATTGTAGAGCTTAGTTTATTGACAATAGAACCCCCAACTGTTGACAATGATTTAATTCCTACGTCCTGTTGGTTTTTGCCAGATGTCCCGGTCGCGTGATCGAAACCTGAAAAAACCTTGACCGAAATTAGGAAGTTTTGGGCATCCATTTCAAAGTGAATTGGCTGAGTCGAAATACCCATCAGTCCGCATTGATTAGTCAATTTGTCAAATTCCTCTCCTGACAACTTAGTTTTGTCTTGGTTGCGATCGACTCGGAATCTCAGACAAAATCCACCTGGTACTACGGATGCGTCGTGTGCATCAAACAGCACTCCGTACTGCGCGAAGTGGGCAATGATGCGATTCCCGGCTGAGTCTGCATAAGTCAATCCTGGGAATTGGCGGGGTGCTTCTAAATCTGCAATTTTCTGCTGCAACAATTCATTTTGCCCTGCAAGTTCCATTAGTTTAGAATCGCGGGCGGACATTTCCGAGTTATAGGTTTTTTCGATGTCGGGAAGCGTCCCTTTTTCCAGCGATTCCATTAGCTGCTGGTAATTAGCTAAATCTTCCTGCTGCATGGCAATTGCTTGCCTCAGCTTGTCAATCTCGGCTAACTTCTTTTCAAGTGCGATCGACACAGCTTGGTTGCAGTAGGGCTGTAATGCTTGGTGCAGTTCATCGCGTAGTTTGTAGTCAAAGTTAGTTTTGAGTTGAGCTAACTCTAGCAGTCGCGCTGCTAACTCTCCATCCAGTTCGTCATTGGCATTTTCAAGCTCTGCGATTCTCTGCCTGAGCAGTTTGTTCTCTTCTTTAAGTTGTGCAATTTCTGCTAATGCAGATTGTAATTTTTCACTGGTTTCTGTTAGTTTGGCGCGCAAAGTTTCTACCAGTTTTTTCACTGGGGGAAGATCCAAGATAGCCGGGTGCGTTCCTGTTTCCCAGTATTCAATGCCGTCCCTGAGTTCTTGGCAGCGCATTTTGAACTCAGCCACTTCAGTCTCTAGCCTGCGCTTGTAGTCGTTGCGCTCTACCACCGCTGTCTTGAGTTGAGATCGTAATTCCTCCAATTCGGCTAGAGCCTGCTCTTTCTCATCTTGCGATAGCCCGATCTTATCTAGCGCCCCAAAACTAGAAGCGCTAGCACCCGCAAGCATGAATGCAGCCGAACCCCAAGCTAAAGGAGCTAAGCCGGCGGTAAACAGGCTAGCAATGCCAGCGCCAGTGAGGCTAATTGCTCCAACCGCTGAGAGGATTTTTTTGAATTCATTTGTGTTACTCATTGTAGTTTCCTGTAGTAAAGTCCGGGTCTTGCGATTTTGTAAGGGTAAAAAAAAGGGGGATGCACCCCCGCGTGTTTAGTGACCATTTGAGATTAGCCACCGACCAAAGCCATTACTTCAGCTTGGCGAATTTGAAATTTTGCTTTAGCCTCAGTAAGATTTAATTGAGCTTCCTGCACTTTTAAATACAAAGATTGCCCTTCCAAGATATTCATTGTGCTTTCATGTTGCTCTTTCATTACCTCGCGATCGAACTTGTAAAACGCTTGATTGGTTTTGCTTTGTTGAATCTTGAAATTCACTTTTTCTGTTTCAATGGCTTCACGCGCTGTCGCATACTTGACCATTTGTTGACCAAGTTGAGCGCCCTTGATTGCAGCGCCCGCCATAGAAATCAATACCCCAATGCCGTCACTGGTGTTATCCGCCCAGTTTTTCAACTCCTGATAATGCACCTTATCAAGCCCCCTTTGTTGCTCGGTTACTCGCTTATAGCCAGCGGCATCAAACGAGCTTGGGTTGCAAACGTCCGAAACATTTAGTAGTGATTGAAAATCTGGCAAGTTTACTGTCAGAGTTTGCGGTAGTTTGTCAAAACTAATTGTCGGAGCTTGCATTTTATCAGGTCTTTGTGTTAACTCCATTTGAGAAGTTTCAGCTTGTTGGGGCGGTGTGTAAGTTGTTGCCTTAAGTAGTTCGTGAGAATTATCTTGAACGAGTTCTTTTTCTAAAGAAACATTTTCTTTAATAGCTTCGTTAGCTATTTGCCTTGCAGATTTTCTTGGCATTGTTTTACTCCTAAAATTCAATGGGTGTATTTAGCATTAGCCAGACAAACTGCATGGCTAATTTAAGCGATGCCCAATCCTGATAAATTGCGGTGTTGTTACCTTTTAGAAGATATTTGGCTGTCGATGGTGTAAGCATAATTTTCTCCCTCCCAAAAAGCCTCGCAGTAGGCTGTATATAATTGTTTTGTGTTGTTATCGTGCGATTTTGTGTACTCTTTCCAAAGCACATCGCACATTGTTTTGAGTGCATCCTGATAGCTTTTGAAATCGCTAGCCCCGCTCTTGTGGTAGGGGGTTGGGGCAAGGGGCTTGCTTAGCGCAATTTTGGCAAGCTGTCGATCGATGCTTGAAGATCCGCTGTTTGCTTGGCTAGTTTGGCTCGCGTCGCTAGTTTGTTTCGCGCTGCTGGCAAAAAAGCCTCGGCATCTCTTCGAGCTTTCTCAATCTGCCCTTTTGCAAGAGCTGTTTGGGAATCGAAATAAGCCTCCCAGACAGATGACTTACCTTGTTCGTAAGCTTGGATTTCGCGGGCTGCGGACACTTGACCGCTGTAGGTGAGAGCGCTTAATTGATAGCTTTCAATAGCCTCCAAAATGCCAAACTCGATCGACTCTTGAGCAATTGTTGAAGCCTCGGCTACAGTAAGCTTCCCTTCTACTTGTGGGGCTGCCTCACGGTACTCTTGAGCTTTTGATTCAATAATTTGTACCAGCTCTTCTGGCACTTCAGAGTTAGTTGTCCAGTTAATCTCAGGAGATTTTTTGGACAGTTCGTTGATAATTTTTTTTGGAGTTGTACCGAGATATTCGGCGGCTTCTGTGATAATCATTGAGCTTGTTCCTGTTGCGAGTAAAGAAAAGTACGGATCTTTTTTAGAGAAATGCGCTGTGCCATTGATCGAACCATCTGTAACTCTGGCAGATGCCAGTTCGTTAGCTTGGTGTCTTTATTCAGCCCCCCAGTTTCGGGATGCTCAAATTCCTTAAACCTGTCAGAAAAAAGCATTAAAACTTCTAGATAGCGTCTAACTTGCCTTTCTGAAATCGGCGGATCGAGCCGTTGTCCCGCAGCCTGACGAGATAGAATTTGGTCGCAAGAAATTGACCCCGGTTGTGGGGTAATCTGTTTCATATTTCCTCCTAGTCGAAAGATTGATATCGCCCTTGTGGACAATCCCTAAAAGGGATTTTTGGGAGCCGACCGAGGGCGACCGGGTGATGTCCGGGTCTTGCGTTCAATAAATTGAATCTAACTTACTTTCCCGCATTTGTCAAGTAAATTCACTGTAAATATTGGCGTTTTTACGGTGAATCTGAGGTAAAGCCTTATGGTATGGTAGTTTTATAAATTTAGGAATTTTCAAATGGCACAAATATCAATCACGATCCCAAACGATCTTGAAGAAATCTTGAACCTGCTTAGCTCAGAGCAAAAGCGCTCAAAATCCGAGCTAGCCAGCCACGCGCTAGAACTGGGTTTGGCTCAATATCTTGAAGCTTTGAATAAAAGGGAAGTTTATAAATCTCTTGTAGAAAAAAGAAAGGCTAAAGCTACAGAATCCGCCTCCGCAGAAACAACAGACTAGCGAACTCTTCCGATCCGCTCCCACTCCCAACCGCCCGCCCCAAAGCCACCCCGCTACTGCTAGGGTGGCTTGCTTGTACGATCGCCTCTAGTCGCAATTCTGGCGATGTACCTCCCACAGAGAAAGCCCCAAAGCCTACCGATACCTGGTTAAAATCTTCACTCGCAGAAGCCCGCCCCGCAATCGACTGTACCGCCCCGCCACCTGATATCAGCGCACTATCGAGTGTTAGCCGACTGTTTGCCCCGCCGATACCACAGAAATTAGCCAACGACCATACATAGTATTTGCAGTCTCCACCCGTGCATGGCAAAGTCAGCGCGTTATTGCTCAGGCTCGTTTCCACAAGGCCGAACTGGTTGCGGGCGTTCATGTACCCGGTGGTATTGAGTGGGATGGTGGCAAAAGCTCCCACCGCCAAACTGCCGCCATCCGCACCAGCCGATCGCCTCAAACTGACATAGCCCATCTCTACAGTGAAACTTTGCCCGCTAGCCAACAGCCAAGTTGCCCCGCCCGTGCCGCTTGTCCCCAGCATTGAATTGTTGGGGCGGCTCAATTGTGCGATCGCATTTAGCAGCGCATTATAAGGTTGTGCCTCGCTGGCTACTGTGCTCAGATTGTTGTTGGCGGTGGTTAGTGCGGTGTTGGCGGCCCCGATTTTGTTAACTGCGTTGGTGTTGGCAGTGTTGAGCGCGTTTGCGTCCGAGTTGCGTTGTAGTGAAGTAGCCAGTACCGGTGATGCTGCGGATTGTGCGGTGCTTAGCGCTGATAGCTGCGTGTTGTAGCTTCCCTCAATGCTGGTAATCGTATCGGTGATGCTTGCCACTTGCTGCGTAAGTTCAGCAAGGATGTTGGCCCCTAGTTGGAGGTTGTCGGCGATCGCCTGCCATGATTGGTTAAATACGCTGGCCAGTTGCTCGTCGGTTTGTCGGAGCCGGCGAACTAGGGAGCGATCGGGACGGGGGGTAAAGTTGGGCATTTAAAATATTTTAAAAAATACTGGACAGGGCATCAAAACTGTGTATGCTGGAAGAGTGCCGCGAGGGATAGCGCAAACTACCCCATTACCAGCGACACTTTACCCACATCAGAGATTACCTGACATGGACAACAATATTGTATACCAGAGCCAACTGGATAATTTTGGTGTATCGCTGCATCGGGCAATCGTAAATCAATTAATTGGAGAGATCGAATCTGCGATCGCAGATGGACGCATTCGGAGCGCTGATGGCAAGCATTCAGTGTATGATTTCATTCGGGAAATTTTGGAAAAGAAAACAGAACGACAAGTCTGGAAACGTTTCGTAACTGACTTTCCGGCTTGCGTCACATTTTGTGACGCAAATACTTTTCCTGAGAAAGATAAAGCAAAGGCAAGCAAAAAGACTCCTACGACAGACACAGGTGGATTGATCTATATTGCGTATTTTGCAAATTGCAATTTCTCGCATAATTTACGTGCATCATCGGCAGCTTATTTTGCAGCCGATCGCCAAAACGCACCCGACAGCCTAGTGGCCCAAACCCGCGAGAACGCAATTACGCAACTGTCCAACGCGCTCAATAATTTTCCCAACACCTTGAACAAAGTGTGGAAAACATCAGGCATTGTTAACAAATCGCAAGTCAAAAAAGCGATTCTACGCGATTTTGTAGAAGAGCGCGATTACGTTTGGGCTGATGGCATTTTGTGCGTAAATGACAGCACATTTCACATTTTGATAGTCAGTTTTCGCAGCTTGGCGGGTGCAGACATTGAAAGTTTGCCGGAAATAATTCACATCAAAACTCGCGAATATTTCCAGTATCAGGCGGCTAAAAAGATGAACAAGCGGATTGCTCAAAATTCTGAATGGGAGCAACCCTTGCTACTTTTAATCTACTAGGAGACCGAAATGGAGATATCACTTTACGGAAACAACAAAGGAAACCTTTACACATGGGGTGAATTCCTCACCTACCATCATACTTTTGGAAAAAGAATAAAGTACAATTAATTTGTACTTTATGAGGCTGACTTCGGAATATCAACAGGCAGAAATCCCCTGGTACAAACCGGGGGATTTTTGTTAGTAAATTACTCTCAGTAACACTAACGCCGACTGCTGCGGGGTATAGCCAGCCAAATTAGAGCTAGCCCCCTGCGTATTTCCAGCGACAGCGCCCGCAGAGTCAAACCAACTCTGGAAATCAACACTGACAGAGCTACCAATAAAGAATGCCCCCTGCAACCTACTAATAAAATTAAGCGGTTCAGCGCCCGAAATAGATGCACTGGTAGTGCCTTTGGCGGGTGTACCGAAAGCTAGCACAGTATTGTTATTTATATTTCTTAATCTACATTTGAAACCGTTAGATGAACCCACAGAAAACCCAAAACAAACGTATTCACCACCCGGTAAAGTAGCTTGCTTGGTGGTGTTGTTCCAGGTCAGCCCAATATTATTAAAACTTGGCGGATCGAGTGCGATCGCATTCCAAGTTTGCAGCGCCACCACAGTTCCTCCCGCTGCGGTATCGGTGAGGCGGCGGGAGAAGATAGCGGCCTTTAGAAGCACCCCAGATCCGACACTTCCCTGAGTCCGCCAAACCACATTACCGCTGGCATCCGTACCCAAAATTCTGCTGGCTAATCTGCTAGCGCCGGCAATCCTATTTAGTAAGTCAGAATATCCCTGAATTTCCTCACCAATTGTGAGGCTATCAATTAGTGCCGTAATGGGGCTGATGCGGTTGAGTTGGATTTGGGCGTTTTGGTCGTTGGTGCTGAGGTTATTTTGGATCGAGTCCAGTGCCACGCCGCTGCTGCTATTGGCTGCGATCGCGTTGCTCACTTGCTGCTGTAGGGTATTGGCATCGTTAATGAGCGCCGTAAAATTTGGCGTGGCTGCTGCTACCCGCGTCTCTAGGCTGGTTAGCTGCGATTCTAGGGCTATCCGAATAGCTCGGTTTGCCTCTACGCTGTCGAGCGCCTTTTGCGCTAGTAAGTTGTAAAGCGCGGCGGTGGACTGCTGGCCGCGCTCAAACATTGGCAACGGTTGGTATTGGGGGGATGGGCTGGGAGTTAGGGGCATAATTTGAAATATTTTAATCTTATCCTGTTGACACAGGATAGGGCTTGTAGTAGGATATAGAAACAACCACCAAAGGAATAATTATATGTCAATCACAGTAGACACAACCACCGAAAAATTTGAGCTAACAATTTCCAATATGCCTGCACGGGGCAAAAGAGGCTGGGTACGGCAAGGCGAAACATTCTTGCGGGCTGATAGCCAAAGCAGTTACGGAGCCTCAGCCCAAAAGCTCACTTTTTTATTAGCGGATGGCATCTATCAGGTGCAAGATGCCAATTTCGGCAGTAGTCGCACCAACAATTATTGGCTCAAAGTTGAAGAGGGAGAAGGGATCGAGATTGAAGAGCCAAAAGAAGATTTAGAAATTGATTTTCCAGAATTAGAAGGCTCAGAAAAGCAAATTGCTTGGGCCGAAAAAATCCGAGAAAAGGTTGTTAAAAAGATATTGTCAAAGGCACCGGCTGAAACCCTGCATTTAACAAAAGTTTGCTTTGAGGAAACCCCATCCTACAAAGCTGCGTGGTGGATCGAGCGGGAAAAAGCTTGTTCTCTTGAGAAAGATTTGCTAGCTTGGCTAGCAAAAACCCTTAAAGAAAATGCCAAACCTTATCCCACGAGAAAATGGGAATTGTACCCTGAAGAATCTGCTCACGAGGGTGAAGGCGGGGAATGGGCTTGGAGAATTGAAGATTTTAAATATGAGGTTTTCAAAGGCAAAGGTGACGATCTAGACTGGAATGTTTTTTGTAAAAATCCAGAAACAGACGCATGGGAAATCTGGTATTACACACCATCTATATATTAATGGAGTCTGTTTCTTTGATAAAGTAAACCCGCTTTCAACAGCGGGTTTTTAATTGGAGATCCGCATAATAACAGCCTCTTGGAACACTTGCTCGATCGCATTACTTGTACTTTGCCCAGCCGTCAATGCAGCGCCGTTTGGGTGCAGTATTTTAGCCCTAAATTGAAACTCAATATTAGTATTTGAGCTAATACTAAACACCGCCAACAAGCCACCATCAGCAGCCCAAGTATCGCCGATCGAACCGCCCGCAGTAGCCGTAAGTCCAGGGCTTCCTTGTTCGATTGCCACGCCCGCTGTTTGATTCCACAACCGCCCGCCAAACCCCAAGCAACCGCACCCCTGCCAATTGTAAGAAATGATGTAAGTTCCGGCTGGCAAAGTAAATCTGCTAGCCGAAATAGTAGCTAGGAAATTATCATCATTACTGGCTACAGTGAAAGGCATTGCAGCCCATACGTCAGCAGTGGGATAATTCCCCGCATTTGTACCCGCAGTTTGCTTGAATTCTAAGCTAGCCACCTGTGGAATAAAAGCACCAAGTGCAGGCGTATCTTGGAATGCAATATTGTTACCCGGTGTGCTTGCAATTACTTTGTTTGCGGGGAAAGGTGCGGTTATAGCCAGCGCTGCAATTGCGGTTAGGTTCCCGTTTTTCCGCTGCACATTTACATCCAATTGGCGTGCATTTGAAGCTGTTGTAATTGTGGCTGTTTGTGTTTGCAAATCGTTGGTTTTTGTAGTCAGGCTACCAACTGAAGGTGTTAGACTATTTAGTCGGGTTAGTAATAATTGATTGGAGTTTGTCAGCGTAGTTAGTCCTACGCTGACAGATGTTAGTTGTGGTGTAATACTCCCACCGCCCAAACTGGCTAACTGCTGGTTTAACAGTGCTGTGCGCTGGATTAAAATTTGGTTGGCATTATCTTCTAGTTTAAGTATGTTAATCAACGCTTGCAACTGCGGGTTAAACGAACCGAGCGCGTCGTTGTTATTCGAGTTTACAAGCTCAGGCACGGGTGTTAGTTCGGCTATTGGTGCTAGCGCTGTAGCTGCATCTAACCAGGGAGTTGGTGAATCCTCTACACCCGGCAAACCTTCTAGAATTGTGCTGCCATCTAGCAGCCTCGATCCATCTAATAAAATTGCATTAATATATCGAATTGATATCAACTTCCTACTAGGAGGTTTCAGCATATTTATAATAGCTTCCACCTCTGAATAGCGAAAGGGCTGCTGCATTAATACCTCAAATTCTCCCCACTTTTTTATCGTGTCAATTGTGGGGTTTTCGCTGAATGTTGTGCCTGGGTAGCCAAAGATTTCTAAAGTGCGCTTGATTGAATACGGACTACCTGATATCAGCGCAATTTGACTGGCTTCTGCTAGTAATTGGCGCTGGGATGCGATCGGCAATCTGGCCGCTTGACCTGCGATTTGACCTAGCCCAAACTGAGCCAATTTGTAGGGGATGAGTGACGGGGGGATGGTAGCGGTGTCTAGTTGGTCAGCCTCGCAGCACATCCAATAGACAATCTTCACAAAATGCTCACCGCGCGTATCTCTGATCGAGGCGGGTAGGAGATTCAGGGCGTCGGTGAGGGTGATGGGCATGGTTGATAGTTGACAGTTGACGGCTGCACCCATGATACAATACAAGAATGGCCACAGCGGTATTCGACTACCCTGGGGCCTGGTTAACCTAGTCTTAGTAGGATCAACATGAACATTGTACTCGATACATACCTTTTTGACGCGCTGCAAGCTGAACTTGAAGGCGTAAAATTTTCAATTGATTTTGATGTAGTTTGGGAAACATACGGATTTAGCAAGTTTTTCAATGCCCGCAAGTACATCAAGAAAAACGCTGAAATCCTTATTGCGCTTGGCTTGCTCCAAGTGGAATCGAAAAATATCAATCAACCCGAATTAGATAAATATTACTTATGCCTGAAAGGGTACAAGTTTTCTTTAGCGCGTGCCAAAACTCAAGAAGGTGCGGAATATTTGTTGCACCTTTTAGATATTGAAGAGAGGTTTGTAGCAACACTTAACCACCAACTAGCAGCCCCCGCCTATACTGCCCCCACATTCAGCTACCCGATCGCACAACTCCAAGCGATCGCCAACTACTGCACCCTTGCCTACACCAAAGCCGCCATCCGCCGCGATTACGTGGAAGGCCTGCACTACGTGATGGTCGGTTCCGAGATGATGCTCAGCGAAATCTGTTTTGGGTTGACGGTCAATGCCAGCCGATCGCGGGCGGGTGTCGATCTGGAAAATTGCCCAGACATCCAAATCAGCATCCGAGATGCGATCGCCCACCACAACGCCAAAGCTGCCAACAAGCAGAATGCACGGCTAACCAGGCAATCGGAATGTCCGGGCCAGTTGAGTTTTGCACTTGGCTAAAAAAATTTAACCTTGTCCTGATGACACAGGATAAGGCTTGTAGTAGGATAAAGACAACCACCAAAGGAGACAAAATCATGACCAAGTACGTAGCAATCGTAAACAAAGCAGGCGCAAAAGAAGTAATCGTTGCGGCTAAATCAGTCGAAGAAGCCACGGAAAAAGTAGCTCAAGCTTGGGGGCGGGATGCAATTCTAAGCAAACCAGAGTTGCCACAGCCGGGTCAAATTGAGTCAATTTTAGAAGCTGACCAATACTAAGGAACAAACAACTTATGTCTAGTGATGATGACACTCTTGAAAAAAGATTGCTTGAAATTCAAGCAACTTATAAACTCAATAAAAGACAAACAGATTGCTTGAAAGCTGCAATTATTTGCAAATCCAATTCTAGCTGTCTGTCTTGGAGACAAGTGTTTTTTATTGCTGTTGCATCGTTAGGGCAAGGATTTGAGTTTGATCAAATAATTGAAAAAATATTATTATCAAACTAAACCCGCCCCGCAACACTTAATACCGTCGCAGAGCAAAACCCATAACTCTGTGGCGGTATTATTATGTTTGTGGTTGGTAGCGTTACCAACACGTCTCTAATCTCAGGAAAGTTCCTGAGTAGATCGATAATATCACTCCTTACGATATCCGCCCCTAATGTGTTCTGCTTGCCGTCTGTATATGTTTTTAAAGCGGCTGTTGCCGATGCAATGGTAGTTTGTTCGTTGGCGGTAATTGACAGGGTTAGACTTGCGTTTATCTGATAATTTTGTGCGGTAGCTGGCTGCACTGTAACTACGTCACAAACCATGCGGTTACTATCAGCTTGCATGGTGCTTTGTACAAGTGCCAGCAACTCTGTAGAAGGTTGCCCAGCCTTAGCCAATAGGTGAATTGTGAGGTTGTTGCCGCTGGGGTTGGTGATGCCCGCGTCTACAATATCCGCTGATATCAGCAGTACCCGGTCGCGGTAAGCTTGTGCGCTACCACCAATTGTGCCGGGTTTGGCGGTAGTTGCGATCGCCTTTCTGGCATTCAGGAAGAAGCCGACTAAGTATGTAAGAGGCTTGAGATAAAGGCGTTCTAGTTGGCTGGGTAGGCTGGGTTTGTCTGTGAGGTATTCCCAGATTGCGATCGCTTCGTTTTCTAATTTTTGTAAATCTTGTTGTAGTGTCATTATTTTTTTGATTTTTGGTTTTGAAGTTTCAGCCACTCATCCAATTTAGCCCCGTCATACATTTGGCTAAACTTCTTGTCTACCGCCCTGTGCCAAGCGTCATGTGCAGCTTGATCGGGCGGTTTTAATATATGCACTTCTTCATCCTGAAATGGGTTAATTTCTAATCGCATAATGATGTCTTTATAGTCTGCGGTAAAGATAAAAGCTTGATTAACTTTCTGTTGCTTGGCTTCCTCTGAGCCTAGCAGATTCCACACGCAGAGCGCACACCAGCGCTTTTCCCAGTCGGAATTAGCCAAGCGCGGCACTTCGATCTGAATCTCCCCAATCAACTCCTCATGCTCACCTGTCGCATCATCTGGCGGGCGGTGCTTGAGTTCGACTTGGAAGCGTCGCACTGGGATTTTGTCAAGCTTCATGGTAAAATATTGTTATTTTACGGGATGTTTCATTATGGATTATAAAGCAGCGATTGCAAAAGTAGCAGCCGATTTGCCAGAGGTTGCCGAGATCATAATGGGTCATGTTGGTAGTTTGAATTCTGAATCTGCTAGTCGCAGACACGAGCTATCAGAAGCTTTAAAAGTAATTCAAGAGTTAAAAAAAATAGCTGGTGAAGATGCGGATCTGGTGAAATTCGCATCAGAGACTAAGAAAAAATCAGAAAACAACGACGCAACTGTTGCCAATTTGCAAACTAAATTAGACGCTGCATTAGTGACAGCAGCAACCGAGCAAAGGCAATACTTGCTCTTGAAAGCAGCGCAACTTTCTAAGGCTGATGAAAAGGCGTTGCACAAGCTATTAGAAGCTGTACCAACTGATAAAATAGCAGTAGATTCAGAGGTAAAAATTGAGGGCAAAACCCTCAAAGATTATGCAGTTGCACAGGGTGAATTCTGGGAAAGGGCGCTGTTTCCGACAGCACCAAGCGAAGCTGTACCGACGGGCGGGGCGTCGCCGGAAACACCCGCTAATCCAACCTCTGTATACCTGAGTAATCAGGCATCAGCACTGGCTAAAACGTTAGGAATAAAGTAAAACCATGAGCAAAGATCCGCTGTACGATCGCATTGAAAAAATAGCCAGCAGAAGGCACATGATCGGCTCTCGTGCTAGTCGCATCTGCACCCGCGAAGCTCTGAGCAATCTGGCTGTCGATGCTTTTGAACTATTCAGCCGAACCTACGATGACAACTTGCCTTATCCGCAAGAGCTGATTTATTTACTAATAGAAATTAATCGAGCTATTGCTAATAAGAATTGGGAGCGATTGGAAGAATTGCAGGAGAAGATTGAGGCGAATATTGAATACTTGGAGAGTTGGAGTGCGTCGGTTAGCTTGGCTGAAGTGGTGGCCGAAGGCGTGACCAAAGTTGGCGGTTCGTATATTGTGTAGTAGAATTAGGATACGCAATCGCATTGGTGATTCAGACCATGCGATCGCTGACCAGCAAACCTACCTTTTCTAGGCTGATGGCTAAAAATATTGTAGCAAAAGATTTCGTGTTCAACTCCGACCGTACCCACGCAAAGCTGTCCAAGCGTGGTGTTACCAGCTTGTTGAAAATTTCTCACACCGCAGTTAACAAGGTTTTGCAAGGTGGAAACCTGTTTACTGATTTAGAGCTTGAAACCATTGAAGTAGAAGGGTTTGAGGGTGGAAACCTGATTAAGCTAATCAAGCATTTTGCTACATCCGCCAAGACAAAACCAGAAACCAAACTTCATTGTTGGGTTGATTGCTGAAATAATTTCCTTGGACAGAGCTACCCATCCGTAGACGTTTTGGGTAACTCTCTAGCCATTCTTTCTATGGCATCGCTCAAACTGCTAGCCGTGAGTTGAGTTTGCCTTGACTCTAGCCATTTGATAGCTGTATCTGTCAATGTCAAGCTCAGTCTACGTTTTTTCTCACTGTAAATCTTTTTTCTTGCCATCTTGACGTACTCATTTAATATGCGTATAATGAGAGTAGCACAGAAAAAAGGAAATATGCTACTCAGTTTCAAGACAGAATTAAAGCCTAATAACAAACAGGTAACTCTATTCCGTCAGCATTGTGGAGTAGCCCGACACGCTTACAATTTTGGCAATGCTGTTATTCAGGAAGTTTTGCAACTCAGAGAGACTGACAAGACTGTTAAAATTCCCTCTGCTATTGACTTGCACAAACGGCTAGTTGCTGAGATTAAACCAGCAAATCCCTGGTATTATCAAAGCTCCAAAGCAAGTCCACAACAGGCTTTAGCAGAGGTGAGGACGGCGTGGGATAGATGCTTTAAAAAAATCTCTAAACAGCCTAGATTCAAGAAAAAAGGCAAGTCTAAGGACAGTTTCTATCTAGAGCAAGGAACCAAAGCAAAACCCGGTATCAGCAATGATGGTAAGCGTGTTAAACTTCCTAAAATTGGATGGGTGCGACTTCATGAACCTCTCCCGATCACGGCTACTCATAACTGCGTGATTAGTCGCACTGCGGACAAATGGTTCATAGCTATTAAGTATGAAATTGAACAGCCTCCAATACCTCTAGACCGCCCCTCTATTGGCGTTGATATTGGTATCAAAGAATTGGCTGTTACCAGTGACAAGAAAGTTTTTGCTAACCCAAAAGCTTATCGCAAAATGAGTAAGAAAATGAAGCGATTGCAGCGTTCTGTTAGTCGCAAAGTTAAAGGCTCAAAAAACAGAACCAAGGCAGTCAGGAAGCTAGCTAAACTGCATTCTCGCATCTCGTTTATCCGCAAAGATGCTATTCATAAACTCACAAATTATCTCGTTAAAAACCACAGCGTGATTAAAATTGAGGATTTGAGTATCAAAGCATTTTTGAAAAATCACAAATTAGCTGGTGCAATTGCAGATTGTGGAATGTACGAATTTAAGCGTCAACTAGAATACAAGACTGAAAAGTTTTCTAGTCAGCTAGTATTAGTTGACCGCTTCTTTCCTAGTTCGCAGATTTGCTCAAATTGTGGAAATCACCGACACAAAATGCCATTAAAAAACCGCGTTTATCACTGTCCTGAGTGCGGACACACAGAGGACAGAGACTTGAACGCAGCTAAGAACATCCAACGATGGTTTGAAGGAATATTTATTCCGATTCGTTCAGACTGAGTGAGTCAAACGGTAAGCTCTACCGAGATTGCCTGTGGAGTAGACAAACCTCTCAGAAGTCATTCTGAGACTACACTGAAACAGGAAATAAGCTTCAAAGTAAGAATATCTAACGGTGTCTAACTTTGTCTAAGTCTTATAGAGCGGATCTGTTTGAGAAAATGGCAGAGATGGGCGCTCAACTTTTTATCGACAGCCTTGCCGGAGTCAGCCCCACACAACAACAATTGCCGTGTCGCATTTTAGATAATGCAGCGGTATGGGAACGGCTTTATGACAAAGCTTTTTGCGATTGTATTTTTGACTGGTTTGGCGCACAGTTTTATTGGGATTTTGTTTATTGCTTCTTGACCCCGATTGAAATCTGTCGCCTCAACGAAGTGAACCCAGTTATTAAAGGAGATCGCCGATACCGCATTCACCAATTTCTACAGCCTGAAACGCGCGATCGATTAGTCCCCTACGTTCGCGAGTTGATAGCCATTTGCAACGCCTCTGAGGACAAGCAACAGTTCCTCAATGGTTATCAACGCCATTTCAACAAAAATAACCAGTTGAAACTCAACTTCTAACCCCATTACAATTTGTAACAAAGTCCCCGCAGTTTGACCGCTGCGGGGATTTTGTGTATGCTAGGGGAGTCCGTGCGGGTCAGGAGACCGGGACACGGAACAAAGCCAGCTAACGACTGGATCGGCGAGATGCCACAAGGATCGGGCGGGATGCCCAAAAGTCAACACATAATCCTTTGAGGCTATGGCCAAAATCACGGCGACAACAACGCCGACATTTCTTCCAGACTTTTTAGCGGAACCAATAGGCTCAGGCACGGATCACCTAATCCCTGCGGGCTTGCCTGTCGATGTTGCCAGCGTGACCGCAGTTGGTGGCATCAAGTCGATCGTCGCCGGCGCGATCGTAAATCGCTTGTGGGCTAACCAGCAAGGCGTAGGTGCTTTGGGCAAATTCAAATTGTGGGATGGCACAGGCACACCCGACGCGCTGGAGGAATTTTACATCGTGCCATTCCCGGTGATGGATTTGGAAGGTGTGCGATCGGATATGCCACCACTTCCCACAGGAGAAGCAGCTTGCAATGGTTTGCGGTGGAACACTCTGATTTATGAAGATAGGCTACCTGCTTACTACCAATCTCTATCGGCAGTGCTTAAATCCACAATCCGAGGCAAATATCAAATGATAGCGGCTCGGAAGGTGGCACTATGAATGTCACCAACATTAGCCAATTAATCAGTTGGATGAACGATACGGGTCAATTCTCTGCTTTGGCTAATTCACCTTTGTCGCAATTTGGCACACCACAAGAGCGATTGCTGGGTGCAACAATCCTGCCCGAACAGCAGGAAATGGAGAATTCAGGAAAGGAATCAGGAATAGCTATTGAGGGGGAGATAGGCAACAGCGGAGCCGATCTTTCACCCGCACAATTAAACAAAGCTTTCGGTGATTATTCCGGTGCTTGGACACTGGGAAAAATCGACGCAGCAACGCAATTAACTGGCGGTGATATTGAGAAAATCATCCAATATTTGATGAAGCTTAGACCATCAAATACACCAGTTGAAAGCAGCGCCGAAATCGTCACGCGGTGGTTCGATCGCGGGGTGATGGGAAGCTTAGCCAAAGTGATCGAGCATCAACGGTGGCAAGCAATTATAGATGGGGTGGTGAAGCGACGCGGTGCTAACGGCTATGCTGAGGATGTCACTTATCCTTTTCCATCTGGGCATCAGGTTACTGTTGCTAGTTCGGGTACTGTTGTAGCTCCTGCGGGCTGGTACGATCGCAATCCAGCGACGGCGGCTGATGCTTTGGAGGATATTCTATCCGCACAGCAACGACTAGCAGACAAAGGGTATACGCTCAATCGCATTATTTCCAGAAAATCGATTAAAACCGTATTCATGCGTAACGGCAAAGTGCGGCAAAGTGCTTTGCCAGATGGTGCTACCCGCGCAACTAGCCAAAGCGATATTGCTGCAATGCTGGAAAGCTATGAACTGCCACCGTGGGAAACCTACGATGTGACATTTCCTTACAGAAGCCCTAACAATTCTAGTATATTGACCCGCGTTGCTTACCTCGATCGCGCAACATTTGACCCTGTAATTCTGCTAGCTTCTACTTCATTGGAAGCTCAAATTGACATGGGCAGAGACAATGGCATTCTGACACTTCCTAATACTTTGGGTTTTTACAAATTGGGCAGACCCGAAGGGCAAACCCAGTACGGCAAAGTTGCAAAAGCCATTGTGTACGACGAAAAATACCCGCCATCGGTGTATGGTGAAGTGGTAGCAAAAGGACTGCCAGTTATCAATACGCAAGTGATGGAAGGTATTATCATTTTGAAGGTTCCTAAACCTACTACTTAATCATGAAATACAAATTCATTGAAAGTTTTTCTTTTAACGGTGTGTATTACGAGCAAGGGCAAGCTTACGAGCTTACCCCTGAGATTGTAGCTGCATTACCGCCCGGTATCGCAGAGTTGGAAGTAGTAGCCAAATCTGCAAAATAACTCACCAAATTACGTTTTTTCGCACTCCCAAAGTGCAAGCTGGCAAGTTTGATACGTTGGGGCTTAGTGCCTCTACTAAGCCTACAAGGCGCAAATATTCATCGCAAAACGGGTTGTTTTTAGAGCCGCCTGAATTGCTTAAATATTTGACCCGATACCCGGCTTCTTTAACTTCAAATTCAGCTAAACCAGCAGAACCTAAAAACTCAGGATTGATTTTAGACAATTGGCAGGCAAGTAAATTTTTGGTTGCCCTATCTTTAAATCCTTCCCAGCCAACTCCTAGCAATTCCCATTCGTAGCGATCGACTTCTGCCACAACATCAGGTAAAAGCAAATCAAACTGAGGCTGAGTCAGATCAGCAAAGTTGACAAACTTAGTTTTGAACCCTAAAAAAGTAACTGTCATAATGACCTACCTCGACCGATTAATTCAAAGTACAAAACGCTCTATCCCTGGCTATTTTAAGCCTGAGATTTTCAATCATAGCGTAATTACTTTTAGAATTAACGGCCCGCAGACTGGCACTGATAGTCGAGGCAATCCGATTTATGGAATTACTGAATTGATTGTTAAAGCAATTTTGTACAAAAAGCCCCGCATCAACAAAGTGATTCAACGATTGGATAGACTATCAAGCTTTGATATCTACGAAGGGAACGTAATTGAGCCTTTAGAATTTCCTTCTGTCCTTCAGCGGGAAATATCTAAATCTGAGGGTGAGATTGTAGGCGATGCGGTAATCAATGGGGTAGCTGGTAAAGTGCGGTTAGTGTCGATCGGGCGTGGTTTCTTGGAGCCTTACAATCGGCTAATTGGCAGAGTGATTCAGATTGAATTTATTGGAGATAAAATCAATGTCTAGATCCAGACAGATTGTAGTTGACAATAGCGATCTGAAGCAATGGACTGGTGCAATCACAAGCCGACTTCGTGATTTACGAGCGCCATTGCGGGCTGCTCGTAACCACATAGAGGCTAAATTAGAGTACCAATTTGCCACGGAGACAGACCCCGACGGCGACCCTTGGGAACCGCTAAAACCTGACACTTTGGCTAGAAAGCAAGGTAGAGGATCGATATTAGTCGAATCGGGAAAACTCCGAGATAGTTTTCGATACGATTTGACTGAAAAGTCGCTAAGAGTATCGTCGGATTCCCCAGTATTTGAAGCGCACGATCAAGGCGTTCTACCACAGCCAGAACGTCAAATCTTAGGCTTGAATGCTGAGGATAAGAACAAGATAGCCGGACTGGTTCGTGGGTATATCAAAGGGAGTCGCCGATGAGCAGTTTCTCCGACTACGAAAAGCTGATATCAGCGCAGTTGCAGCCACTGCGGGCGGTATTGGTTAGTGGGAATATTCCCGTTACTTCATTACCCAAAGAAGCGGCTAAGTTTACTCAAAAATACCCCGGCAGTTTGCGGGTGCTTGTTGGACATTCTTACAGGGGAAAAACGGTTAGCATGGGAGCGCAAGAAAGAGAAGTTGACGTTGCTGTATTCATCCGATTATCGAACCGCTACGATGACGCACCGCCAGAAACTCGCAATGCTGCGATCGACTGGGTTGAAGATGAAGTTGTAGGCTTGCTACTAGGTTTTTTACTACCAACAGCAGCCACTGAACTAACTCTTTCTAGCGGGCGTTTATTGCCACCTGAAGAAGGGGAATGGCAAAAGGAAATTACCTTTAAATTTTCAGATTATTTGGAATACAGGAGGCTGGAAACACCAATTCTATCGCTTGCTGAAATTGTGCAAACCAAAGCAATAGTGGAGTAAAAGATGCGCTATTTGTATGTAGGAACAGTCGTTGACACACTTGATTTTAGTGGTAAAGAAGTTTATCTTGTACCACAAGCAGAGGTGGATTTGCCGGAAGAGATAGAGCAGTATCGATACTTCCAGAAGCTCATAGCCAGCGGAATATTAAAGACAGTATCACCCGCACCAGCACAGGAGGCTACTAAATAATGCCCTTAGCAATTGGCTTGCAATTTACTCAGGGTACGCCTGTTTTGGCTACCGCCCCCAGCAGCGGGGTAATCGCGATCGTAGGCACGGCTGCGATCGGCACAAAGGATACGCCATTCTTAATTAAAAGTATGGCTGAAGCTATTAGCATTTTTGGATATGCAACTACGGGAGCAACCATTCCCGACGCATTGGCTAGAGCTTATGAAAGTTACGGTCAAATCCCGTTTGTCGGGATTAATGTTGCGACACCTGCGGTTGTTGCTGTCACTGAGGCAGAATTTACTTTCGATCTCCAAGATCGAATTCAACTGCCACACAAACACGTCAGTTTAGTAGTAGTAAAAAACCAGGCTGGGACAACCACTTATGTATTGGATACAGACTACACTCTCGATCCAATCAAAGGGATTGTGCAAAGAAAAGGATCGACAATCTTAGCCAAAGCAATAGTTAAAGTCGGCTATTCCCGCCCTGATTTTAGCGCTGTAACAGCGGTGCAAATAGTAGGCGGGGTAAATGGAACGACGGGGAAAAGAGAGGGTTTAGAGGCATTAATTGATGCCGAGTTTGTTGACTTAAGTCCGAGCAATATCACCGATATAATTTGCCCTAGTTATTCGCAGGTGCAAACTGTTGCTACAAAGATGGCTGAATTGGCTACTAAATTGCGCGCTCAATACTACCTCGATGCACCTGCATCGGCAACTGTTGCTCAAGTAATAGAGGGGCGGACGGCTGGCGCTTCACCTGTGGCACATTTCACCACTAAAGATCCGAACGCAATCCTCTGTTACCCAAATGTGATGGTTGGCACAAAGGAAGAATGGTACAGCATTCATGTAGCTTGTGCGCGGGCGATCGCTCCCGAATGGCAAGCACCAACAAACTTAGAAGTAAGAAGCATTACAAGCTGGAAAACAGCATTGCTTACTTCTGCTAGCAACCCATTAGCTGACAACAGTCGGCTGGTAGAAAATGGCGTAGTCACTTACCTAAATCGCAGCGGTCAAAATCCCGTAATTTGGGGACACTTCAACGCTAGTTACAAGGAAGAAAACGCAGCTAAGAAAGGGTTAGACCGCATTCATGTAATCCGAATTATTAACTCGGTTTATGACCAAGCTGAGAAAGAGTTAGCTGGTTACATCGGTCGCCGACTTGGTATTAATTGGAATGCTGCAATCGCTGTAATCGAAGCTTCTGTTAGCCGAATAATAAGCGATAACGAAAGCATTGATTCTGGCAAGATAACCTATCTGCCTTTAGCTTCTGATCTGCCTAATCGCAAACTTGCTTTTAGGTTAGAGGTAAAAATTGCCGATGTCCTGGACATCATCATGCTCGATTTGGTCTTTGTAATTTAGGGATAACCAATGGCAAGAAGATTTATTTCAAGGGCTGAGATTTATTTGATAAATCCTGCTAGTATTGACCCCACAACTGGCAATTTTAGCAATGCAGCCCAAATTGGTACGCCGTTGTACGCTTCATCAATTACAATCCCCTTTTCCATGAAAACAGATGAAGTTGAATTTTTGGGGACTAACGGCACTTACGTTCAGGTGATGGGCGTAGAGGCGATCGAAATGGAAATGACCATTACAAATTGGTCGTTGGACTTCATTGACGCCATTATTGAGCGTGACGAAAATAATAGAGTTTTCTCTAAGAATGTATCTTTTCTTATTCAAGGCACATTACAAGAGCAAGGAAGTAGCCTTAAGGAGGATGTGGAACTGATAGCCTTTGGGCAATTTATGGAGGGAGATATTTTTAATCTAGAAGCCGGATCGGCTCAATCAACTGATTATACTTTTTCAGTTGAACAACTGAGCATTAAATCGCAAGGCAGATCGAACACTTACAATTTAGTTGGATAATATGAGCAAACCCGCCAAACAAGATTTACCCGCACTGTTTGCCTTGCCTGATGCTACAGAACCAATCACACCAGAAATTGACAATTTAGAAGAAGAGGTAATTGGTGAAGCCGTACTTAAGGATTTTGTACCCGGTATTATCTATTTTGATTACCAGGATATTCTCAATCAAAAAGTAGCCAAAGCAGAGGGGGAAGAAGGCAAGCGCAAAGCCATTTACAACGCTCAAGTTTGGCTGATGTGCCAAATGTATGAAGTAGTTGAGCCTGATGAAAAGGTGCGACCTTTGGGGCTGCAAGATATCTCGTTTATGGAGGGTGAAGACCTTGCCTTTCGGATAGCAGATATTATGTCGTTGACTCTAACTGTCAACTTTCTGGATGAAAAGAACAGTTTAGAGGATAGTTGGCTGTTTGAAATTACGGAAAAAACGCAGCGATTTAGAGTGCATAGATTATCAGTAGAAAAAGGAGTCGAAATTCAGCAACAGTCGCAGAAAGATCCAACTGGTGTAAAGCTAACCAAATGGTTAATTACCGAACGAATTACACTCAATGATGAAAAAATAAAAGAGGAAGATTTTAAGGATAAACTAGACTTTCAAACTACTGTTTTGCTAGCAAGTAAAATCAATTTTTTGTTAGCACAATTCCAGCGAAAAGGGACATCATTCTCTTTACGAAGTACGCGGGCTGGTCGTACTCCGACATCAAAATGATGGATTGCTTGGAGTTTCAGTCGTGGGTGAGCGAGGTGGTGAAATTGATACAGGAAGAGGCAGACGCGAGGCAATAAAAAACCCGCTGGTTAGGCGGGTTAAGAAAACTAACAAGACTACATTAAAGTCAGTTGAGAAATTCCCTCAAAGTGTTTTTGATAGCCAGTTAGAAACAGTTGTTTGTCTTCACCTGCTGTGTTCACAATGGCTATTAATTGCCAAACGTGAGGTGCTAATCGCTGCTTTGTGTCTTCCTCTAAATATTGGTGGATTCGGTACTTGCGGTTGCCTTTAATGGCTGGATTTATTTGGTCTAACTTACACCGTTCGACTGGAGTTAAAAAGCAATAGCAAAAAATCCAGTAAAATTGCGGGCCGTACCATTTAAAAACTTGTCGGCAAAAGTCAGTTTCATAAAGCTTAGACCACGGGTTAGGCGTATCCAATATTCGACTGAGTTGCTTGTGGGCTGCGGGGGCTGCGGTGTATTGTTCGGGTAGCCAGCCTGTTTGAGTTTGGATGTAAGACTCCGAACCTTTCCGACCAAACAAGCGATAAGTAGCAAGAGCTTGCTTTGTTGTTTTCTTAGCATCATGAGCAAAATAATCCGCGAAACAAGCCCAGCATTCGCTAGTGTAGATTTTGATATTTTTCCATTTTGCCTGACACTGAATATCTTGTCCTAGCAAAGGTTTCAGCGATTCTGGCAAGTCTGAGCCTGACACTGATTTTTGAACTTTGGCAGCCAAAGCAGAAATGCTTTCTTTAGACACTCCAAGACTTCTAGCCATGCCAGTGCCTGAAAGCCCTGATCGACCCGTCGCCTTAATTGTGAAATATTCTACGCCGTCACGCTCAACGCGCACAATCGCGTTATCATTGCTGTTAGCCATGTTCCTAGTCCTTTTAGGTATGTGGTTAGCCACCTTGTTCAAGGGGGGCGCGGGCGGTTAAGTGGGCTGTTAGTCGCAGCCCTGTCCCGTAAACTAATTCTACAACCTAATGGCCGACACTCAGGTAAAAATCTTAATCACCGCGATCGACGATGCAAGTCGAGTATTCCGCGATGTGCTAGACAACAGTGACTCAATGGCTAGCAAGCTGATGACCGCTGGTGATACTTTTGAGACAATGGGTAACGCGGTAAAGGATTTTACGCGACCATTATCAAGAGGATTAAATGCTAGTAAAGATGCTGCTATTGGTTTCGAGTCAGAGATGGCAGAAGTAGCCAAAACGACTGGCTTTTCTGCTAAGCAAGTAGCGCAAGTTGGTGCTGTCACCAAGCAGTTATCGCGTGAAATTCCAATGACTGTTTCCGGGCTAAATAATATAGCAGTTGCCGCTGGACAGTCAGGGATTGCGCTTAAAGATACTAAGGGATTTATCAAAGATGTGAGCAAGGCTGCCACTGCTTTTTATGCAGGTGGAAGTGCTAAAGAAATGGAGGCGGGTGCTGAAAAGGCAGCATTGGCTTTTGGTAAACTTACCAATGTTTTCGGAATCCCTATTAGGGATGTAAATACTCTTGCAGCGGCTATTAATGTACTTGGAGATAGTTCGATCGCATCAGAAAAGGACATTCTAAATGCAATGACCCGGACGGCTGGGCTAGGTGTGCAGGCTAAAATGTCTGCAAAAGATTTAGCTGCTTTAAATGCTTCAATGATTAGTTTAGGGATGGCTCCAAGCGTAGCAGCAACCGCTACAAACGCATTGCTTTCCAGGCTAACCACAGCAGAAATACAATCGGCTAGATTTCAGAAAGGATTAGAAATGATTGGAATCTCTGCATCCGAAATGCAGAATCTCGTGCAAAGTGGAGGTAACAATGCCATCTTTGCCTTAAGTAATGCCTTGGACAAACTAGATCCTGTGAATCGAGCCAAAGCAATCGGTCAGATGTTTGGCGCTGAGCATAGTGATAATGTTGGTATTTTCCTGGAAAGGATTAACGTTTACAAGGATTTATTAGGTTCGGTTGCTAACGATCAGTCGAACTTGAATCGCTACAATAAAGTGTTTGAAGCGCAACTGAACACAACCGCTTCACAGTTGCAAATCCTTAACAATTCTTTTAAGGAATTAGCCGTCGAAATAGGGACAGCTTTACTGCCTGCTGTTCGAGCTTTTGTCAAGTTCCTCACCCCAATAATTCACGGGATTACAGCGTTTGTCAAAAAGCACCCCTGGCTAGTAAAAATTGGGGCCGCTTTAGTAGGTATAGCTGCTGCTGCGGGATCTACTTTGTTGGCAATGGCTGCACTAAGCCGAATTTGGGGAGGGCTTAGCGCAGGAATACCGATCCTTTCTCAATTAAGTAATAGATTTTTAGGCGTAGGGCATCCCATATCCAAGATGCTTAATTGGCTAGCACAAGCCAACCAAAGATTAATTGGAGTTGGTGAAGCTTCTGAAGGAATCAAGCTTCCCAAAGTAGGGAAGTTGCCGACTGTTAAAGAATGTTTGCCAGTTTGTATTTGCCCTAAGATTTGTGCTGGATTTGAGGCAAAATTAAAGGCGCTTGTAGCCAAATTAGATTTGTGTATTCCCATCTGTATTTGCCCTGATGATTGCGGAGATGGCAAGAAAAAAAGGCGCAAGAAAAAACCACCGGGAGATGACGATAAAGGGCCACCAGATACACCAGATACACCATTGCCAGGTGGTGATGCCTTACCAGTGGCTAAAGAGGTTCCCGCTTTACCAGTCGCGACGGAAATTCTTGCTTTACCCCCGGCTAAGGGTTTACCTGCTTTACCCCCAGCCAAAGCTTTACCTGCTTTGCCACCTGCAAAAGATTTAGTTGAGGGCAAGGGGGAAACTCCCAATACTTTAAAAAACAATGTAGTGGCACTTACCACTGCGTTAATTGGTGCTACGTCGGCAATCAACAAACTTGCAATACCTGCGAAAACACCCGCAGCCGTGCCTGTAACTTCTCCGGTAGATCTGGCAACACAAACAGCTTTGATACAGCAACAAGCAGCCGAAAAGCTGGGGATTACCCAGCTAGAAAATGCCGAGAAACTATCAACATTTACGCAAGCAAATCAAGCTGCTGAAATAGCCACAGCAGACAAGATTGCAGCGGGTAAATTGCTTGCACAACAAGCATCAAACCAACTGGCTACCCAACAACTGCAAACCCAACTAGCAGCCCAAAAAGCGGCTGCTGCAATTGAAACTGAGAAAGCGCGATCGATTGCCCAGCAGCAAGTCGCCGCCACTGCAACCCAGTCGATGATGCAGGCCGCCACCAAGTCTCACACCGCAGTAACTGATGTTGCGGGTGCTCAGCAAGTGGGAATGCAGCAGAATATTGCAGCCCAGCAAGTAGCAGCGACTCAACTAAAAGCAGATGCCGATCGCAGGCAAGCGCAGGAAGAAGCAGCCCAAAAAGCGGCAATTGCTGCTGAGGAAAAAAGGCAGGAAGCTGCGAAAATTGCTGCTGAGAAAAAAGCGGAAGAGGATCGAAATTTTGTACCGGTTGAAGATTCCGAGGGGCCGACACGCTCTGAAATGCGATCGCAACCAGCACAAAAATCTGGTGGCGGTATTGGCGGTTTCGTGAAAAATGCAGCTTTGCTTGGAGCTGGTGCTGTTGGATTGGGTGGCGTTGCTTATGCTGTTTCTAAAGTTGCAGGGGGTTTGGGCGGTGTTGTCGGTGGGCTGGTGAATGCAACTAAAGCGGTAGCCGGAACTGTTAGCGGTGTGTCTGGCGCAATTTCTAAAGGAAATGCTATAGCCAGAGGTGCGGGTGAGGTTGCAGGCGGTGCAATCGGTACAGGTGTTAGAGGAATCGGGGCCGCAAGTTCTGTGGCCAGAGGTGCGGGTGAGGTTGCAGGCAGTTCGATCGGCGGGGTAATAAAAAGCTACGGGGCGGTGATGGATGCTGCCAAAAATTCAGGTGCTGCTGTCGGGCAAGCGATGGGTAGCGCTATAAAAGGCACTCAATCGCTTTCAGCAGCAGCTAACTCGGCTGGTAGTGGCATTGCTGGAGCTTTTGGTAAAGCAGGGTCTTCAATAGCAGGTAGTGCAGCAAAAGTTGGGCAAGCCGCTACGGGTGCGGTGGCAAATACCGCAACCGCACTGCAAAAAGTACAAAAAGCAGCATCCGTAACAGGGACTGCAATGAAAGGTGCTAGCGGGGCGATCGGAAGCGTGCTTGCACCTGCAAAGACCGGGACGGCGGGTCTGCTGTCGGGATTGGGCAACTCGGTATCGGGAATTGCTAGCGGGGCGAAAGGGGCAATTTCTAGTGCAGCTACTGCTGCGAGCAAGTTTGCAGCGTCGCCTGCAAGTAAATTGATTTTACCTGTGGCTACCAGTGCCGCCGGGGCTGCGGGTGCTGCACAGATAGCCGGTAGTACAGAGCCGCCCGCAACTCCCATGCCCAAAAATGCGATCGCTAAATTTACCAGGCCGAGTTCGCCAGCAGAGACTACGCCTGCATCTGAATTAGCCAGTCAGTCGGCTGCGGTTGCCCAAAATAATATCGTGCCGCTGGTTAGATCGAGCAAGGAAAGCGGCAAAGCAATTGCTGGGGAATTAGCCAAAGGGATAGAGGAAAGCAAGCCACAGGCAGAATTAGCAGCCGCTGGTTTGGCTCAATCTGTAAGTTCGTATTTACCTCGATCGCCCGCAGAAAAAGGGCCGCTTTCTAACCTAGATCAAACTGGGTTTGGATTGACTCAAGAATTTATTAAGGGCATTGACGGCAGTGCGATTCAAAATAAGTTTGAAGAGGTGATGAATCCGCCGTCAAAGTTTGCGGGTGTAGACATGGGCGGTAGTGGTGGCAATAGTTCCAGTAATGCGGTGTACTCGCCAACTTACAATCTTTCCGGTACACCACCTGAGAATTTTATTGCTGAATTGGAGAAGCACGATCGCAAGTTTATTGAGTGGTTGCAGCAGACTCAGGAACGATTTAATCGGGGGAGATATTAGGCAAGAAAAAACCGCCCGGAGGCGGTGTGTTTAACACCGTCACAAATTGTGACGGTGTAAAGCAGTTGTCGGACTTTCCGACAACTGCTAACTTAAATCAAGTTCAATTTGAATGGCATCGCCAAAGCGGTTTCGCATCAATTGCCAGAATTGAAACTCAGAGAAAGACACTTTCAAAAGCGTTCCAATTTCGTCAATATGACGCTGTAACAAAGTTTCGTCAACGTCGGGTGAAAAGTGTTCGTATGCGATCGATCGCGCTGCGGGCTATTTGGGATGCTTGGTATTGTTCGGGTAGCCAGCCTGTTACGCCGTGAATATAGCTGGTTAGACCAATAACCCCGGTAAGTTGATCTATTTCTTGCGCTTGCTCGGAACCCGAATAAGCATAGTGTTTGATAACTGCTGAGCAAAAACTAGCGTTATAGACGATCGCACCTGCGCCGCGCTTTCCAGTTCTGACGATTTCAGTAATCAATTTCAAATCCTTACCTACAAAGGATTGCAGCCACTTTGAAGGCGATTTGGTAATCAATTGTTTTTCAAGTTTCAGTATTGCTGGGTTTGTTACTCCACAGGCCCGTGCTAGCCCGCGTTGGCTCATACCTGATTCACCTGTGGCTACTAGCGTGTAATACTCAACGCCGTCACGCTTGACACGCAAAATGCTATTATTCATGTGTTGACCTGCTAACTAGGTTGACCATGCCGCTGGATCGTAAGTCCGAGCGGCACTTTCTAATATTCTAGCACCGCCTTGACAAACCCCGCTAGCATTGCTAATATCAACTCAAGCGCTGGTTAAACCCCTTTTAGGGATTGAAACGAACTCTAAAACTGTGCTTAAATTTCAATTTTTTCTCAGCCCCAAAATCCCTATTAGGGATTGAAACAATACAAAAACCACACCCCAAAAGCCCCTTCATTGACAGGGGCTTCATGCTGTGCGAGCATAAAATCACTCTTACATTTGGCTATGTTCGGAAATTTTGGCTCTATCCCTATCAAAAAAGCCACGATGCTCAATAGGTCGCGGTTTTTTCCTGTGGCTGAGGCTGATGTTGCATTGGGCTTGCCATCGCTGCAAGCGGTAAGTCGCAAGCTGGAGGATATTGAGCTAGCACTGAGTTTTTTTGGCGATAGCACTGCCGATGATGTTGCGGTGTGGCAGAGAGTAGCCAGCAGCAGAGAGCCTGCTGTGTTGGTGATTGGAGGTAAGCCACAGGGCCGATGGATTGTGACCGCGCTGACAGAAGAGATTAATCATGCGATCGACGATCGCATAGTTGCCCAAAAGTTGCGCGTCACTTTCAAAGAAGAAGGCGCATTTTTGTGGGCGGGTAATTACAGCCCCTACGAGCCTCCTCCTGTTGCGCGTCGGCAAGCTGAGCAGGGGCTGGGCGGGCTGATTGATGGATTAAAGGGGTGGCTGGGATGACAACAACATTTACGACTAGAGCTAACGATCGCTGGGATTTGATAGCCGGCGATTTGTGGCAGTTGCCAGAGTTGGGATGGGCAATTGCTGAAGCAAACCCCGATATTGCAGACAACCTTATCCTGAGTGCGGGGATAAACCTTACGTTGCCAGAATTGCGATCGCTAAGGCGGCCGCTAACTGCTGCTAATCCAGCGCGTGAGGATGACGGGGAGTTTCAGCAATTACCGCCACAAGCGCCGTCGCCGATCGTGCCTCCTAGTGGAGGGGGAGGATCGGTGGTATTCCCAATTACTGTTGCTCAGGGTGGCACAGGTGGGATTACGGCTCAGGAAGCTTTGCAAAATCTGGGAGCCGTAGCCTTAGCCAGTGTGGGAGCGATTGGGGGAGTTGCAGGGCTTGATGGTAGTGGCAGGGTGTCAGTGGCTAATTTGCCGCCATACCCCACACTAAGTAGTTTAGGAGGAATTCCACTTACTCAGAAAGGGGCTGTAAATGGTGTTGCACCGCTTGATTTTAATAGTCTTGTTCCTTCTCTCAACCTCCCCCCATATCCAACGCTAACAAGTTTGGGGGGTGTTTCTACAACTACATTTGATAATGCAATTGCGCTCAAATTGGATGCTAGCGCTCGAAATGCTGCTAATGGGGTTGCGGGATTAGATGTAAATTTATTGTTAGCTTTGAGTCAGATTCCATTAGACCAATTTTTTCCATTTACAGCAGGTGCAAGTTTCAGAGGTGGCAACATTCCAGGTGTTGGAACTACCTTGGTGCAGGCTGGTGTCGATGCTTCTGGCAATCCTAGATTGTGGTTAGTGAATGCCTCAGCACCCGCAGGAAACAGGCTAAAAAGCATCACAATTGTTAGTAATGGCAATATCCAATTGCGACATCATGCCGACAACGGAACTGATGGAAATGTATTGGAACACACGGCCAGCGGTAACATTCTCACTAATGGAACGCTACGGCCCGGAAGTGGGAATACTGCATTTACTGGTGCATCGTTTGTCGCTGGATCGATTTATTTCCGAACAGATGTAACAGGAGATAGCGGAGTCGGAACGCTTACTTATAGCGATGGTTCCGTTTGGCGAAGAATTAGCAATGGTTCGCTTGCCTCTAACCCAGATTCGGGAATTGTGGATTTAAAAAACAATCAAGATATTTTGGGGAATAAAATATTTTTGTCAAAAACACAATTTGGGAATGCTACAATTGATTTTACTAATGCTACTGTTGCCGCTGGCGTTGGAACTTTTTCGCAAGATGCCGTTTTTTCATTGCATTGCAGTGGTTCGGGATTAGGTATTTTCGCTTTTGACGTTAGTGCTTTGCGATTTGTGATTGGCTCAAATGCCGGGAGACCAATTGATTTTTGCACAAACGTAGGGGGAACACCTGGTGCAGACAACTTAGCTTCTGCTACTCCTGTGATGAAAATAATAAATAATAATATTGTAATGGTGAATCTTCCCACATCTGCATCTGGATTGACAAGCGGAATGCTATGGAGGAATGGAAATATACTAACTGTAGTGCCTTAGATTATGCTAAAACCCTCGCTTAGAATATTCCTAGAGCAAGCTGATATCAGCGCAGACATACTGCCTGATATCATTGACTGCGAGTACAATAACGAGGGCGACAACGCATCAACTCTGCGGCTAATTGTGCGCTCATCACCACGGCTGTTTAATAGCGACTGGATGCCACGCCCGTTCCAATATATTAAGTGTCAATTTTATTATGAGGGGGATTCAACTGTTTTGAATGCTGGTAATTTCCAAGTTTGGGAAGTTGAAGAGTATGTAAGTGTTGGTTATGATGTTATCCATATCAATTGCGTTTCCGTGCCAATAATAGGCCGGTTTTACGAGAAAAAAAACTTAGTCTACAAACACGTTCAATTAGAAACAATCTTGAGAGATAGAGCGCTAAATCTTCAACTAGAAGGCAAGTTTGAAGTACCACAAATTTTTATAAATATTGAGCAAAAAGAGCAGTCAGATTTAGAGTTTCTAAGAATGCTTGCAGGACAATGGGGTTTGAATGTCACCATTGATAATGGTAAATTAGTAGTTGCCGGAGATGCTTATTTTTGGAGTATTCCCCCAATCTTGACAATAGATAGATCGCATTACACAGGAAAACTCAGGCATGGAGGATATAATATGTATTCTCACTGCGAAATAAAATATAAAGTAATTTACGATCCTTTATCTGGCGACATTTCTAAAGATAAAAGTTTAAGAGTCACGGATTTTGGAGTGTTTACTGATAATATAGTTTCGTTACGTCCGTTTCGACTTCTTGAGACTGAGGCAAAATTCCCACTCGCAACAGACTATCATGCCGCTTATCAAGCAATGACAAGGTTAGCAAGAGCAAATAATGGTGCAATCACCGGACAAATAGAATCCATAGGAAGAGCCGAGTTTGTAGCGTTTAATAATATTAGAATACTTGGGAATCGCTTTAATGGAAATTATCAAATATTGAAAGCGACTCATCGTTTTAATAAAGATCGAGGGTGGGTATGCAGTTGTGATGTTCGTTTTATACCTCTTAGAGCTGGTGATCAACAACTAACCTGGTATGATATGCTATCTATATTACAAGGCTCAATCAAGGGCTTTGGCATTGACATTCCTGGTATTCCTGGTATTTGATTATGCAAGATATCCATCGCTACACGGAAGGCGTCAATCCTGGTTTTAGGGAGTTCTCTGCTGAAGATTTTGCTGAAACAACAGAAACACCCGAACAATTGATGTTAAGAAATCAGCTAAAAATATTGACTTTAGCAGAGTTTGGCAGGCTTGACTTAGAGCCTGAAGATTGGGAATATCTGATTTACTCCAAGCTCGGAGTAACCAGGTTAGATGATTGCTCGTCACTTTTTGCTATTAATGAGTTTCATCAATGGCTGCAAAGATTAGAGTCTCGGAGGGTTGAGGATGGCATTTAAGTTAGGTGAAATTAACGCAGAAATTGATGGCATAGGCGAGATTTATCAACGCGTCAAAATACTCTGTCTTACTGAGAAACGATCGTTACCCGGCGATCCTAGCTACGGCGTGGCTATCAGTCAGTACATCCCCTACTCTGAGAGCAACAAGCCTGCAATCATATCGCAGATACTGGAAGCAATTGGGCGCTATGAGCCTGATATCAGGGTAGCCAAGATTGAGGTGAGTGGTAATATCACGATTACTGTTGAAGGTGTTGGAGCAATTGTTATATGAAAGGAATGAACGAATGGATAAGAGATATAAATGCTAATCCGCAAAAACTTGCTAGGTTTACTATGTTAAGAATAGTCCAAGATTGGTGCAAGGATTTAAACAATATTCCACACGGAATTATTAGGGGAATATTGTTTAGTGGCGACAGATTTACTTGCTGCGATGAGGCAGTTATAGCTTACGATAACGATACTTTTGTCGGCATTGCAACTATCTCATTTAAAGGCGAAGATTACAGCGGTAAACCAGAGGTTGTAGGGCTGTATGTTGTCCCCGCGTTTCGATGTAAGGGGTATGGGTTTATGCTGCTGAAAGATGCAATTTTGCGGTGTTTGGATGCGGGCGATCGCGTTCAGGTTGTGGCGGTTAGCGCAAACGTGGATCGCTTGTGGAGAAATTGCCGGAATCTATCAGGGCTAAGGTGGATTTTTCTGATTGCAGTTTGGGGCTAAATTTGATAGATTCCTGATTTTTGTTATTGGGTGTGGTAGTATAGATACAGGCAAGGTCGTTGCAAGCGACCTCTTTTCAGCCTGTATCAACCAAATCAGAGGAAACCTGACATGGCTAACAATATTATAGCAACAGACAATGACAACTTTGCAGTCGTTTTTAATGTTCGACTGATAATGTTTGACTATTTCAAAAAATCATGGTTTTGTGTCTACGAACAAGATGAGGTTTATGTTGTTCCCCCGGAAAAACAATATTGGGATGGAAAAACTTTTCTGCTCAGAGAATCTTACGAAGAAGATGGAAAAACTTTTTTGATTTATCATCCTGAGGTAGATAGTTTTTACCTTAGCTAAATCTAACCAAATTTTAGTAAACAAACCCACTAATTCCAATAATTAGCGGGTTTGTTTACTAAAATTTGGTGTATAATACAAAATACGGGCAAAAGGGCGTGCGACCGCCCCGATATCAACCCGCCTCTCCCTTCAGTAAGGAGAGTGACCACAAATCAGAGGATACCTGAATCATGGCTAACAACAGTTTAGAAGTTTTTCGCACATCTATCAAGCTCGGCAGTATCGAGATTGATGCGTACACAGCGCATCAAAAAGATGAGCATGGTCGCTGGATTAATTACCTCAGTGGTGCGGGAATGGCGACAAGTATTAAATTACACAGAAATACCACGTTACAAAATCGGATGTCTGAAGAGCTAAAAGCTTTACTGGGGAAGGACTTTACCACGTTACAAGGCAAATATCGCAACAGCCAAAATTCTTTTTCTAAGGTTGAGCTTTGGACAACAAGCCAAGCTCCAAAATATTGGCGGTATCACGATCGAAAGGGGAACCAAATTGCTGGACTGATTATTGATGCTTTAACTGGGGTGAGTCTTGACGCTATCATCAACGATCGCTTCAAGCGAACCTACTCGCTAGGAAGCACCGAGCAATGGGTTAACCAAATTATCAACAAAACACCTGATACCGACCGCCCTGTTCATTTCAATAAAGACTGGCAAAAAGAAGCAACCCGCGTCACTGGGCATCATTGGCAAGGATTGGCGATGGCTAACTTCATTCATCGCGCAGTCTACAAAATGTTTGGTTCTGCGGTGCAAAAACGCTTAAATGAGGTCAACCCCTATGGCGATTCTGGAGTGCGTCGCGACGCTTTGCATTATCAGTTTTTCGTTACTAATGCTGACGAGAAATTGGTGCGAGCACAAATCCAGACAACTTACACCTTGCTTAAAATAAGTGCTTGCGAAAGTGATTTTTGGAGGCACATGAGCAATCACTTTGGCAACGCAATTCAGCTAGAAATTGACCTCTAAAAATAACCCGCCAATTTTAATAATTGGCGGGTTTCTTTTTGAGGGTGTAGTATAATAAGGATAGAACGGCTCCCTTGAGTAAGGAGCCTGACCACAAATTAGAGATTACCTAATCATGGCTAGCAACAATACTATCACGGTAGTCGCGCATCCACAGTACAGCAGCGACCAAATTGAGCTAATTAAGCGCACCATCTGCATGGGTGCAACAGACGACGAACTGGCTATGTTTGCCAGTATTTGTAACCGTACCGGGCTAGACCCATTTGCCCGCCAAATCTACGCAATCAAGCGCTGGAATAGCCAATTGAGAAAGGAAGTGATGAGCTTCCAAGTATCGATCGATGGCTTTCGGATTATTGCCCTTCGCAGCGGTCAATATGCAGGGCAATTAGGGCCGTTTTGGTGTGGTGAAGATGGGGCATGGATTGATTGCTGGTTAAAACCTACACCACCCCTAGCAGCTAAAGTTGGGGTGTTGAGGCATGATTTCAAAGAGCCTGTTTGGGGTGTGGCTAAATTTGATAGCTACTGCCAAAAAAACAAAGATGGTTCGCTAAGCTCAATGTGGGCAAAGATGAGTGATTTAATGCTAGCTAAGTGTGCGGAAGCTCAGGCACTTCGTAAAGCTTTTCCACAAGATTTATCGGGATTGTATACACCCGATGAAATGGCACAAGCCGACAATCCGCAAGCAGTTTACAGTCAATGGAAAACTGCATCTGATGCAATCGATTGGGCAGTTAAGGAAACTGGATTAGAGCGTGAGTGGCTAGAATCAGAGTTTGCTGCTTTGCCCGAAGTAAATGGCAAAAAAGCGGTGGCATGGGTTAGTTTCATCGGCAGTTGTGCGAAGGGGGCGGTATGGTAAAAAAAATAGTATTCAATGGTGATACGCCATTAGAAAGAGCATTGAGAAAGCCACAAAAACCAGAGCCTATCTCAGTAAAGCCCGCCCTTTTTGCTCGAAATCCTAAGCACAAATACGGCACTTGCTGGCAGTGTGGGAGTGCAAAAAGCATTCCCGGCGGGGATTATTTCAAATGCGACAATTGCGGTTGGCTAGTAATTAAATAAGGAGCAAAACTCATGACTAATGTTAAAGAATTTTTGAGTAAAGCAGGAACTATTACCCTTTGTGGTTCTACTCGCTTTTATGAGGCTTATGTAGCTGCAAATCGGTTACTTACACTCAAAGGCTGGACTGTACTGAGCTGCGGACAATTCGGTCATTCTTACCATAAAGAAGTAGCTGGGGAGATACCGTTAGCTAAGATAAAGGCTTTGCATTTTTGGAAAATTATGCAGAGCGATGCAATTTGCATCGTGAATGGCAATCAATATTTAGGCAAGTCATCGAAGCTAGAAATTGACTTTGCAATTAAAAACGACAAGTCAATTATTGAGTTTGAAGCGACAAGTTTGCACGATGGAATATTTGAGGTTATTGATACTCGTCCTCAAGTTTACCCGACATTAGATGAATTCCTACTAAGCGAAACCTGGCAAAAGTTTACACAAATCAACCCTAATTTTTATTAAGGAAAGACCATGACTGACAACAACAAAACCTGTGCTAATTGCAAATACTTCAATGGAAACCCAGGCGTAGGATTTGGGTATTGCTACGAACATTCTGAAGGAACAAAATCGACTGACACTTGCTATTGCTTTGTTAAAAAAGATTAGGAGAATAAACCATGACTACAGGTATTGAATGGACAGATCGCACCTGGAACCCAATTACTGGCTGCGACAAAGTAAGCCCCGGCTGCGCTCACTGCTACGCAAAGGAAATTACCCAGCGATTTCCTAATGGGTTTCCCAATGGATTTAACCTGACAATGCATCCCGACCGCCTTGACTACCCTATTAAATGGCGAAAACCCAGCCTTGTTTTTGTCAATTCAATGAGCGATTTGTTTCACAAAGATGTACCGCTCGAATTTATTCAAAAAGTATTTGACGTGATGGGACAAACACCCCGTCACACCTATCAAATACTAACCAAGCGACACAAGCGCTTAGTTGAGTTAGCACCACATCTTAACTGGCACTCTAATATTTGGATGGGTGTATCAGTTGAGAACCAGCAATATACCCGTAGAATTGATGCTTTAAGGCAGGTTCCGGCTGCTGTTAGATTCCTTTCCTGCGAACCGCTTTTAGGGCCGCTAAATTTAAATTTAGAGGGCATTCACTGGGTAATAGTTGGGGGAGAGTCAGGGGCTGGCTATCGCGCACCAAATCCCGATTGGGTGCGCTCGATCCGCGATCGATGTCAGGATGCCAATGTCGCGTTTTTCTTCAAACAATGGGGAGGACGCACACCTAAAGCTGGGGGGAGGTTGTTGGATGCAAAAATTTGGGATGAAATGCCTGTTTGAATTTTTATTGAAGGAGATTTCAATGGCAATCTGTGTAGATTTCCTACAGACCATCCCACCCCAAAAAGCCTCTGTTGCTCGGTATGGGGATAAATGGTGTCATTTGTTTACCGATGAAAATAGCCAAGAAGAAGACTTGCATCTGTTTGCGGAAAAATTAGGCTTGAAAAGAGCTTATTTTCAAGATCATCGACTTCTTGCTCATTACGATCTAACTCCTACTAAACGCGCATTAGCCTTAAAGTATGGAGCCGTAGAAAGGCAAAGCGCTGATATTGTCAAACAACGGTTAAAAGAGAAAAAGCTCTAATCTAACCACCGCCTGCATCTCCTACTGGTGCGGGCGGTTTTTCTTTGGCTAATTGTGCCAGTTCCGCATCGGCATCGGCAACAAATCCAAGCTGTTCGATTGCCGTCTTTTTACTGACAAGCCCCTGAGATTGTGCCTGCAAAAGTAAGTTTTTATGTTCAATTCCACGCTCAACTCGCGGCAAAACCTTGACTGAGATTTTAGATTTAACACCTAATAAATAGCTGCACACAGACAGCAGATCGCTGAAAGCATAGCCAAGTTTGCGGGCATCAGAGCCTACATAATCAGAGAAATCTCTACGACTTTGCTCTCGACTGATACCGCTTAAAAGCAAGTCCGCTCCTAATACAAAGGATTGGTCAGCTTGGGCATAGATTGACTGACTGAATATCTGAAAAGTCTCAATAAAAGTTTTTGGGTCAATCGGCTGCTGTAGCCTGATATCAGGCTGCGTGTAGCCAACAAGGTTATTGCGTTCATCATTCAGCGGAAGCCCCTGCACAAACCGAGTAATGCCCGCACCGCTGGCTAATCCTTCAGGGTTTGGGGTAAAAACCTCTCTGCCTTGCGCGTCGTATTCCCACTTTCCCGGTGGCTGTGCGTTGAGTATCGACTCTTGAATCCATCCCGAATAAGCCAGATTGTGGGGCAATAGAGTTAATGCAAAGTTAATTGCATTTTGGTTCTCCTTAATTGATTTAGTCACCATTGCTGGCAAATTGATTTCAATTACTGTAAATCCACCGCCTAAGTCAAGCAAAAACTCTCTAACAACTTCATTCTTAAATATAGTTTGAAAGACTGTTAAGCCTTTACTTAGAAACTGGCGTTCAATAAAACTTTCGCCGTTTTCAGTGTAGTGATAGTCAAATTGGGTAAGAAATCGATCGTTATTTCTATAAGCAACCACGCTACCAATTGGAGCGCAATGCACTTCTAGCGCTTCTTCCTTGGTTTCCGTGGTATAGGATTGCTGGAAAAATAATCGGAGGTACGATCGCCCGTCAATTTTTGCCTTGAGTGCTGCTTCTTCCAGCGGATTACCAAATACCCCGGCATTTTCTCGCTCCCATTTAGCTGTCAGCGCCGACAGCACTGGATCGAGTGTGGATAGGTGGCTGGGGGACAATGCTGCCAAATGGCGATCGACCACCTCAGCAATTTTGTTGCAACTTTGAAAGTTGCGGGCAATCGCTTGACTTGTGCGCTGATTTTCGGGCTGGCTTAGATCGAGGATCGATTCTAGCCAAGCGGACAGAAAGGCTTCCCCTGTGTACCATTCCCAGTTGCTTTGTGTAGAGGAAAAGTTTGGATAACGGTTGTCAGGGTATTTTGACATATTGCCTAAAACATCAATGGTGTCCGGGTCTTGCGCTATTTATTATAGTAGGTCAAAATAGTAATATAAAAAAATTGGCTCCCTGCACCTAAAGGTATTTATCAGATACCACACAGAAAAACCAAGAAAACAAATTTTTGAATATAACCCCATTATAAGGTGCAGGGGGCTGATTGGCAAGTAGGAGCCGATCAGAATGTCAAATCTAAAAGCTACAAACAAATCAAAGCCTTGCCCAGTATGCGGCACAACCTCTAACGCTTGCCGAGAGCAGACTGACGGCGACCAAGAATTGTGGCACTGTCGCACTTATTCCGATGCGAGTAAAGGCGAGAAAATAGCCGGAGTGGATGGCAGGCGATATATTTGCCTGTCGCCACTCCGGGGCCACACCGCGATGTTTGGTGTGGATAAGGGCGTGTGGTCGGCAGAGGAGAAGGAAGAATACCAGCGTCGGCAATTAGATCGGCGGGTAGAAAGCGATCGCCGCAGGGCTGAAGCGCTGGCAAAGGAGATGTCAGCGGGCGATCGCGATAAATACTTCAAGAAAGTGCTTGGCGAGCTGGGATTGCTGGAAAGCGATCGCCAAAATTTGCTCGATCGGGGCTTCACTGATAACCAGATCGAGGCAATTGGCTTTCGGTCGCTAATTCCACAGCAGCCGCTGACCGGAAACTACCCGCACAATCTGCCGGGTTATCAATTTGGGTTTGGGGCTGGCAAGCTTCAAAATTCCGGCGCGGGTATTTTATGCCCGATTCCCGATTGGCAGGGCAATATCGTAGGGGCCCAGATTCGGCTCTCGAAAGTTGGCGAAGGTGATGGCCGGTATCGCTGGCTATCTTCAAAAAACAATTCATCACACCTGAACGGTGAAAATCCGATTGCTTGTTGGGATAAGGCAGAGGATAAGGTTGATAAAATTTGGCTGGCAGAAGGTACGGGTATCAAGCCCGCACTGGCAAGTCTCAGGCTGGGCGCTCCTGTGGTTGGCGCGGCCGGCGGACTGTTTGCCTCTAGCCCCAAAAATACTGAGGCAGCACTCGCACACCTCAGCCAAAAGTACGGCACTCGGTCGCTGGTGTTAGCCGCCGATGCTGGGGATGTGGTGAATCCACAGGTGATGAATCGGTGGAGAATACAGGTAAGTTTTCTTGAAAAATTGGGTTACACCGTAGCGTTCGCTTGGTGGGGTCAAGTTAGCAAAGAGTCAGATGATATTGATGAACTGGCTAACTTTGATGGGATTCGATACATCAGCCCTGATGAGTTTTGGGCGATCGCTGACAAACCAAAGGTGATTGCAGAAGTGCAATCGTCGGACGCTTCAAGCGATACGGAACTTGGAGCTTGGATTGAAGGTAAAAAGTTTACTGCTGACGACAAATTTAGTAGTAAATATTACGAATATCGAGCGCCAAATCAAGGCGAAATTCTACTTGGCAAATCGCCAACGGGTACGGGAAAAACTGAATATGTAGCCAGATTATTTAAAGAAGGCGGAGAGTTCGCAAACAAGAAATTAATCGGGTTCTTTTCAAGAAACAGCTTGATTGTTAATACCTGCAAACGCATTAACGGGCTATTTCAGTTGAGCGACGAGAGAGCGATGATGGTGAAAGATCCTACTGGGAAAGTGGGATTATGCACCAACAGCATTAAGAAATTTTCAAATCCAGAATGGTTTGACGATGCTGTCATTTTTGTGGATGAGCTTGAATCGGTGATGAGCCACATCCTGGTTAGTAGTACGCACAAAAAGGATCGAGTTGAGGCTCTAAACTTGCTTAGAGAAGCCTTTAGTCGGGCATACTGCGTTATCGGAATGGATGCGAATTTGACCGATCGCGCTGCTGATTGGGTACAAACTCTTGCACCCCAAAAACGGGTAACAAAGGTTGAGAATACTTTCAAACAACTGAGGGCAAATGTTGAGTTGTTTGCCGGAACTCCGAGGAAATCGGGCAAATTGAACAGCAAGAAAATATCTCCTTTGGTGGGCGCGATGCTATCAAGCACAAAGCCATTTTTGGTACTATCTGACAGCCAAATCAAGCTAGAACAAATCGAAAAGATATTGGTTGAAAATGGGAAAACTGGCATTAGGATCGACAGCAAAACATTAAAGCCAGACAGCGAGGAAAAGCACTGTTTAGCCGATGTCAACGATTATATTAGAGAGAGGGTAAAAGAGGGAAAACCTATCGATTATTTCCTCGGTTCCCCTTCTTTGGGTGTCGGCGTTGATATCAACGTCCCTGGCTACTTCTCTGACAGCTACGTGCTGTTATCAGGGGTACTAGGGACTGACGATGCGATGCAACTGGCTGGCAGATGCCGAGATACTGGGACACTTTGGCACATTTCTACACCAGAAAAGTCGTTTCTTCCTAGTAAGAATTTTATAGGATTCGACAATTTTGATGTCGCCAAAATGTCACAGAGATTGATTGAATTTTCCAGGATGGACATCAGTCATCTTAAAAAGCAAACCTCGAAACTGGCAGAAGAGTTTAGCCAGTGGATAGAGGAAGCTAGAAGTAATTCAGATTCGCATTTTGCCTTGATGTTATTGGGTAAAGATGCCTACGAGAAACGCAACCTTAAACGCTGCCTCAAGTATGCTTTGGAGACGGCAGGGCATTCGATTAAAGAGGTTTCTGATATTGAAAATCAGAGGATCGAGGCATTGCTTGAACTTTCTAAAGAGGAGATAAAGGAGAGGACAGCACAGGAGATATTTGAAGCGCCTGACATTACAGAGGAAGAGGCAGAGCAACTGTCGCGCTCTTATACTTCTACTTGGGAAGAGAGGCTGCAAATTAAGAAGGCCGCAATCAGGAGGCTTTGCCCTGGATTAGATGAAACTGAATTTTGGACACAGGATTTATTCTATTATTTGGAGTGGGAGAATACTAGGGCAATTTCACAAGCTAATTTGCTTTACCTCTTCAATAACCCAGAGGTAGCCACCAAGAAACAGGTCAACACTTGGGCAAGAATAGCAGCCGATCGCAAGCTGTTTTTGCCCGATTTGAACTCCGACAAAATGCGAGTTGAAGCGCTGCGATTTTTGAAGTTAGAACAATTTTTAGATCCTGACAAACAGTGGCACAAAAACAGCCCTGAGATACTTGAACTGGTTAAAAAAGGGTCAAAGCAAACAGTACAAATTAATTTAGGAAAAGTCCCTAAAAACAAACTTGGTGAGGCTGACGGCATCAAATACCTGTCAAAATTGCTGGAGATGGTCGGCTTGAAATTGGGCAAAGCTAGTTTATTGCCAAGGGTTGAAGGTCAGCCCAGAGTCAGAGTTTATGGGCTTGATGCAAAAACCTTGCACAGTCCGCTAAGATTAGCGATCACCGAAGCGGTAGAGCGCCGCTATCAGGAGTTTGATCGTGAGTGGGTGCTACCCGAAGTGTTGCAGGTTCCAGTGCAGCAGCCAGCAGTTGAGGAAGAGCAGCCAGTAATTGAGCCTGAAACCGACGCTGACGGCATTGATTGGCGCGGGGTGACTGTGGAGCTTAAAGAAGCTTTTGGAGGGTTTATGGCGGGCGCAAGATTAGAGCTAGTCACTCAACCGCAGCAGATTGGCGATCGGTTAATGGTTTGGGCGCGATCGGTTTCAGGGCAAATTCGGGTAGAATGGGATTTGTTAAGCTTATGTTTTGATTAAAAAAAAGAGGAAAGTATGGGACAACGCAATAAAGTAGCCGTTTTTAGTAAGCAGCCCATTACTCACGAGAGATTAATGGTTGAGGCTTGTGAAGGAGCCTACAAAGCACTCCAAGTTCTGAGAGAAATTTCGGAAAATGCAAGTTGCGAACCGCGAGATCGGATTGCGGCAAGTTACAAGCAGATAGAAACTTACGTTAAACTAGCTGGTTTAGTTGAGGTTGATTCAATCGAATCATTACCTGTTCTCAGAGCGATCGGAAATGCTGGTAACTAGGTCGATTTACAAGCAATATCAAAAAGCTCAAGCCAAGTCGGTTGGGGCTAGCCTTGATTTGCTTATTCCCGATACTTGGCACGAGTTTTGCTCAAATATTTATATGAGAAGTGGGGGGGGGATGCGTCAGTTTGTCCCCTACAAATATCAAATATTACTAGAAGAATTAATTAGAAAATACAATAATATAACAGTTGTAAAAAGCCGACAGCTTGGTACAACTCAAATGTTAATCTCTCTATTTTTGTATGAAGCTATTAAAAATCCGGCTTATGTTGCATCTGCATTTATGCGGAATGATGATGATGCGATAGCCATCAATCAAAGAATTCGCAGGCTAGTAGAGCAAACAGAGATACCATTAGCCACAGAAGAAAATAAACTGATTCGACTGGCTAACGGCGCTGAAATACGCACCCACAATAGCAGCAAAGAAGGCAATAGAAGTGCCGACAGCGTGTGCGCTCTGCTATTTGATGAAGCGGCATTCCAGCGCAATATTAAGAGCATTTATGCGGCAAGTACAGCATCAACTATCCTCACAGGAGATAGCGCTAAAATCATAGTAGTCAGTACCCCGTCGGCTAAGTCTGGCTGGTACTGGGATTTGCTAACCGAAAATAATGGCGATCGCGACGTAGAAGAGATTTGCAAAGTAGTTGGTGAAGGTCAGCTTTACTCGGACGATCTGCCTGGTTTTTATTGGTTTGAGGATGAATTAGGCGGGTGTAAAGTGTTTATCCATTGGAAATGCCACCCGGTTTACAGCCAGTGGCCCGATTTTGTCGATCGCATGGCTAAAAAGTACAAGTTGGATAGCGCTGATGCAGAGCGTGAGTTTAATCTAGTGTTTCACGATCCGGCTATTGAAGTGTTTAGCGCTGAGTCAATTATTGACGCTGAAAATGCGTTTGAGGAGCCTGAAGACAAATCAAAATGCTCAGTAGGCTTGTACGTGTCAGAAACTTACTCAACTGCTGTAGCTTTGATTGATAATGTGGTTATTAAGTCGATAAGCGAAAAAAATCCATCGGCTAACACAGCAATTGGATTGATTTCTAGAATATCTGATGAATACAGCATTTCTTCTATTGTTCTGAAACGCGCTGATGGAGGTGAAGAAATAGCCAGAAGGCTAAGAACTCAGCACCACAAAACTAGAATTATTGACATTCCTAAATCTGAATATCCTAATGCAATTGCCAGCCTAAGTGTCCTTCTAGATGAAAGGAAACTTAATATTCCAAAATACAAAAGTCCATTGCACGACCCTCCAATTGCTAAGCACTTACGGGATTTTAGAAGGCAAGATAACAAGCTGGGAAGCCTTCAAAAAGATAAGCGCGATGATTGTGCTTGGGCGCTTGCTTTTGCAGTGATGGCAAGCGAGAATGGGAGCAAGCGATTGCCTTTTGGGAGTGGATGATATGCAAATGCAAAAATTAGAAATACTAGCATAAAGGCGGTTTAATCATGGCTGTAGCTTATAACCCTAACTTCCCGCAACCGGAAAGGTTTGTGCTTCTGGGGAAAGACGAGCCTTATCCAAGTTTTTAGATAAAAACTTTGCTTTAACAACAGTTAAATGCTACAATAACAATGAATCTGCTATCCCCTCCAAGCGTTAGATTGAAGTTAAGATAGTGGCGGTCGTAAGGGGTATAAGACCGTCACCCTGCACGGGGTCATAGTAAAGTTGGTAGGCGGTAAACTTTCTTAAAGTGCAAAAAATCGCCAAGAAAAAACACCCATTTTGTTAATCAAAACAGGCTAACAGCGGGTGTTTTTTCTATGCAATCCAATCAGGTAATTTTGCTAATTCGATGGAGCCAAATATGTTGCGGATTAGCCAGCGATTCGGGACTGCATAATCTACTAATTAAACCCCATGAGTAATGCAAATTTTTGCCTTTTTCGGGGTTAACGTCATCATTGCGATCGTAACCCCAATCATACCACTCGCCCCAAGGATCGTGAACAAATACCCCTTTGTCGTCAAATCCGTGAGCAGCTATAATATGCCCAAAGCGAGTAAAATAACCATGCAAAATACACGGCACACCACTTGTAAGGGATTGCTTAATGTCAGTCAAAGTGCCATTTGTAGTCAAATTGTTTTTGATATCAGGGTAACTTTCGGCAACAGCTTTTAATCCTTGCGGATCGTGCCTTGACCAACCATTATTAAGGCATCGCTGATAAATCTGATCCTCTAATTGCGGGTAACTTGCATCACCTCGAATACCTAAATGCAGCAAGCACATTGCGACACTGGTTACATTGCAACTACCTGATGGATTTAATTGGTTATCGCGTTGATTTCGATATGGAAAGTTCTTGATAAGAATGCTGTTCATTTTTTTATTTCTGATTCTTTAATTGGTACTGGAGGTTGCGCGCTGTTAAGATTGTTGTAAAATTCTTGCAATCGCTGCTTCCATTTAGGATTAGATTGCAATAAATTTAGCTCTACCCCAGGATCTAAAATTTCCTCAACTAAATTTTTACACAATTCATTATATTCTGGGACACTCAAGCTTTTTCTAACTAAAAAAGCCGAGACATTTTGCTCAACCCCTTTTTTGACCAAAGCATCTGGGACTGGAAATTGGATTGCGACTATTCGACTATCTAGCCGAATTTTTTGCTGATAGCACCAACCACCAACCCGCTCAATCCTAGGAGAAATAAGCTCAGAGATTACATCTTGAGATCGACTCAACTGATAAGTCAAAAACATTAATCCCAACAACATTATCAAACAGGCAAGAAATAAAAGCTTGCGAGTTGAGTTAACTATTGTTAACAGTCGTTCGATAGCCGTAACAATTGTATTTAAGATTTCGCCCATATGTTTTGTAAATGTATTGTAATATACATTTTAAATTTACCAAGCTTTATCTAAATCTTACATTATTTTTTTAAGCAACAAAAAAGCCCCGGTTGGGGCTTATCCTGAGTTGTGGGATAGCCACGACTTAGCAGTAAACCAGCCCGTAACTGGTTGTGCGCTCGAAGGATCGGCGAGGTGGTCAAGGATAGTTAGGAGTGTGGGCATCTGCTTAGCGGCAGTCTCGCGAACTTGGAGGTAGTCGCTAGCCAGTTGGATAATCTCAGCTTGCGTCTTGCCGGCGAGGTTGGCGGGT